AGAGTTTCTTTTATTAGGCTTTTAATAATTTGTTCTAAATTCATAATATTCTCCTTAAAGTCCAAAACAAAGTTGTTTCATTGGTAATTCTTCAAATACGTTACCTCTAGCAAAGTTTGTAGCTGGAGCAGACCAGCTTTTTGCCATCAGCATATCGCCAACTTTAAAGCTTTCATTAGTTTTGTTATCGATTGCTTTGGGGGATTTTTTAACTACAAAACCTACAACACTTTGACGACCATCATTATCTTGAATTAGCTTGATGTAATTCCTACCTTCGTCCATTATATATTGAGTGGTTTCGATTGTATGTTCGTACCTAGTATGCAGTTGATTTTGCATAAGATTCAGTAATTCTTGGGTTTTCTCAACTAGTTGTATCATAATGTAGTTCCTTTCTTTATCATTTAATATAGGTATATTATATCATAAAGAAAGGAGTGTGTAAACATTTATTTCACTTTTATTTAGATCATTTAGTTATAAGAGACCATCTAAAGGGAATATATTGTGTATAACCTCACCACATGCTTTAGCTATTTCCATGTGTTCTTTTTGAGTTCCATTATCAGCTCTTAGATCAATATAGTGAATCCATGAGCGTAATGTCCCATTGACATACATACGAGAGTTGGTTAATCCTTCAGGCAATACAGCTCGAGCTTGTTCTTTAGCAATGCCTTTATCAATAGCCCAGTCATAAACTTCACGGCTCTGACGAATAAGAGACATCTGTTTCATTCTAAAGTCTTCATTGATTCCACGATGAACTTCGTTTGTTTGGTCAATATCAATACTAGCTTGTCGATTCTTTGTATCTTGGAATCGAGCATCTCGAGTTACAAATGATAGATCTCTAGTAGGATCTGCATATCTTTGAGAGAACTCTTGGAATGAAAATGATCTATGACGAAGAATCTGTCGCGCAATATCCCTGGTGGTATCAATTTCCATACAAACAGATACCATTTCTAATGGACTCCAATGTTTGTGCTTAATTAAATACTCTACTAGCTTTTGAGACGTCGCTTCATTGTTTTGATTACTAGGATTAGATACCCTAGCGCAATAAGCAACCATCTGCAAAAGATCATTTGAAAATTCGCTTTGTGCAGGTGGTTGACTATACGACATAAGTTTCACATTAAACATCTACTATTAATCCTTTTTTTCAAGCCAAAGTTGAACTTCACAAGCAATAAGTGTTACACTTACTACCAACTGTACTGGATCAAATAGAACAAAACCAGTAACAAGACCTACAAGGCCGATTGTAATACCAGTGCCGATAGCACCACGTGTTTTCATAAATTTACTTAACATATTGTTTCTCCTTATACTTTAAAGTTTGCGAATGAGTCTTTGTTGTTGTCATTATTACCCCAAGTCGCAATTGGTTTATCAGGGATAGTCATATCAGACATAATGTCAGATTGAGCTGATTCTTCAACATCATATAACTTCATTCTAGCTCGATCAATACCAATTACGAACCTTTTGTATTTACTTACATCATTATAACGATTTTTTAACTGCTTAACCATAACCTGATTTAGTTCATCTAATTCTTCAGTAGCAATCAAAGCAAACATTAAATCGGCCGTAGCTGGTAAACCAAACGATTCAGAAGTATCTTCCAATCCAACATCAGTGTTACCAAAACCAGATCGTGTAGTTTGAGTTGCTGTCATAATTGGAACATTAAACTCAATAGCTAAACCACGTAGTTCTTCAGCAATAGCTTTAATGTATGTATAACTATTGATACTTCCACCCATTGCTTTCATACGAGAAGATGAACAAATATTGAGATAATCAATATAGATCATATCAGGAATAAACTTCTTTTTCATCTTCATTTCATTTAACAATGCTCTAAAGTGGCCCGAATGTGCGCTACCTGTAGGATACTGTTTAATGATTAGTTTACCAATAGTACCAGTTGCAATCTTTTGAATCTTTTTAGAGAACACATCTTTAGATAATGTTTCAAGCTGTTGAATTGGTAGATCCATAAGATTAGCATCAATACGTTCAGCAATCTTTTCTTCAGCCATTTCCATTGTAATGTATAATACGTTTTTGCCTTGTTGTAAAACAGCAGCAGCGTTATGACACATGAACAATGATTTACCTACACCAGTACCAGCAAGACAAACGTTTAGCGTTTTGTTTGGAATACCACCTTTAGTGATCTTATTAAAGTAATCAAGATCAAATGGTATCTTTTCTTCAACACTATTATAGAATTCAAAACGACCATCAGCATCATCGATATAATCATGACCAATTTGTTGATCAAATGAAACACCAAGGGCTGTTGATAGAATATCAGGAATAGCACCTTCGCTTCTTTCTGTATCTTTACCATCAATGATTTGAATAGAATCCATAATCGCAAGATAAACCGCTCGATCTTTACACCACTTTTCTGTTTCAACAATAAGATATTCAGTATCTAAATCAGTCTTAGTGCCAATTTCTTTAATGAGATTAGCAGCCTCATTTAGCATTTGGTCTGGAGCAGATACTTTTTGTAACTCAATATCTAATACTCTACCGGTTGGTAGTTTATTGTTAACTGCGACAAAACCTACAATCAGATCGAATACTATCTTGTAACAACCGTCAAAGTATTCTTTCTGAATGTATGGTATTACCCTACGACAGTATTCTTCATTATTTAGTAGATGGCTCAGTACGTGTGTTGGGATCTCGTTTTGCAATTTCTGTCGTTCCTTCTTCAATAATATGAGTTAATAGTTCGCCAATATAGTCATTGAATTTCTGATCTTTACATAGATCATCATGATCAAAGTCTCCAGGATCAGAAATATTATATGTAAATGACAAAGTTGCCATTCCTAACTGTGTATCTTCCTTGATAGACACAGTACCATATATAAATCTAACACCTTCAAATGGAGACTTATCAGTTAGATGCAATGCATAAAAATCAGAATCCGGATGTTCTACCGTAATGTAATGATTATCCATCTATTATACCACACTTTGGTTGTTTTGTAAAGGACTATTTGGTGCTTCAGGATCAAAATCAATTAAAGATTTATGACCAATCTGATATTGCTTAATCAAGAAGTCTTTAAACTTTTGAGTTTTCAGAATAGGTTCCCAGAATTCATCTTCTTTAGTAGCCTTTTCGCGAACCTTAGGTTCAACCATTTCACCAGTATCTTGATCTACACGACAGTACCAACCATTATTAGGCTTAACAACAAAACCACCAGCAAGAGCGATTTCAAGTAGACCTGAATTACGTTCGACACCACCATCCCAAGAGACTGAGACTGGGATTTTAGATTTTTCTTTAACCATTCGTGACTTTTCAACATTGATTATGAAATCATAACCAGTAACTTCCATACCTTGCTTGTTTTGTCTACGACCTAGAATCCAGATATTATCAGCTGAATAGTAAATACCAGTACCACCGGAAACTACAGCTTTAGGGAATAGACCCATTTCTTGATACGTATGATTAATGGCCAATAGAGGTACATCTTTCATAGTCAAGTAAGGTGTTACCATACGGAATAAACCCTTAATAGCTTTAGCTCGAGACATATCAGCAACTGATTTCTCGTTCAAAGCATCTTCTAGTTCTTTCTTAGAAGCAAGGTTACCAATAGAATCAATAACAATAATCACTTTATCTTTACGATCAATGTTATCTAATTGACCAACAAGATCAAACTTAAGCTGTTCAACATCGGTAATTGGTGTATGAAGTACACGACTAGTATCGATACCAAAAGCTTCAAAGTATGACTGGGGTGAACCAAACTCTGAATCGTAAAACAACATTACAGCATCTTTATTTTCTTTAAGATACGCACCAGCCATAAGTAAAGCAAATGACGTTTTAAAGTGTTTTGATGGACCTGCTAGTACAGTAAGACCTGATGTTAAACCACCATCTGGATCTCCGGATAAGGCAACATTGATCATTGGTACTTCAGTTTTAGTCATGGACTTGTCACCAAAGAAGATACTTTCAGATAATATATCTGTAGTTTTAATCTTTGAATTCTTTCTTAGTTTATCCATTACACTCATCGTACTTTTCTCCTACCATATTGAGTTTGTTCACTTGCTGAATCTCGTTTATGACGAGCAATTGCTTCGGCTTTCTTGCGCTTACGTTTCCATGTAGGCTTTTCATAATACTCTTTTTTACGAAGATCTTGTAGAATACCTGCAGCTTCTACAGCTTTCTTAAATTTTCGTAGTGCGACATCAAATGGCATGTCTTGTGGTGGCCGTGTGTTATTTTTACCTTTACGGTATTTTTGTGGCTCGGCTGTTAATTTTATACTTGGCATATTTACTCTTCTCTTATTTAATTGATACGTATATTATAACATAAATTCAGTCAATTGTAAACTGTTTTTTTCACATTTATAATTTCTTTTCTTATTATCTTGTACCATGAACTTAGTATCAACAAAATCTAACTTGCCTTCTAAGTATTTTTTAACCATGGCTGCCGGATGCTCAGCTGTAGTTACTGGTACGTTTTGACACATATGATTAAGTGATCTTTTGGCATTGACCATCTGATAATCAGTTGGTAGTTTCATCAACGACATAGCTTCTCGTACTGTTAAGAATCTATCTTCATCTGGATGCGCTATACTTGTTGGCATATGACCTACGAATGCTCCAATCTTATCCTTAGGAATTTCAACACCTTTACGCATAATGTTACCACCGGCTTTGAGCTTATGATACGCTCTATCGCATTTACGAGCAACATTATCAAATCCATGTTCTCGCATCCACTCAGCAACCTTGTTATAGGTTGTGTGTTCTTCAATATAATCTTGCACATTTATTGTCTTAGTAATCTTAGCAGCAAACTCTTGATGAGTAATCCCACCCTCGATACTGTCTAAGATAAATTTGTAATATGGATCATCAGATGGCTTTTTATCATTACACAAAATTTGAGACATTGGATCATTTTTATCGTTTACTACAGCTCTAATATCATCAGCAATCATTGTTGGTTGAATATTGATATATTCAAACAATGGCACTGTATCGTCTTTCCAGAAGAAGTAGAACGTACGATCTCTTACTTGACTTAGACCATGTAATAATGATTTGGTTTTAAAGATACTAAATGTATAACCATTAGCTTCAGCTAGTTTACGTAATCTTTTTACTACAGGCTCTCCCATCTTAGAAGCAAGTCTTGGAGCGTTTTCTCCCCAAAAAACTTTTGGAGACATTTCACTTAGAACGTATTCGGCTGATTTTACCATCCAATCATTTGCTGGATTGTTACTTGAAGCAGATGGGCTGAGTGAACTTAGACCAGCACATGGACATATAGTATTAACTACATCTACGTTAGACGGGTGTTTGACTCCCTCTGAGAGGTTTAAGTAAGGTATCTCATTGTTATAGTAGTTTCTTAAATGTTCTTCATTAGCTTGAAAGCCGTCAAAAGTAAGAAAGTATTCTGGTCTTGTTTTAAAGATATTCTCCATTGCGATGGTTTCTCCACCAATCAATGGAACGATGCTTGCCCAGGTTGTCATATTAGAAAAATTCCTCAAGTGTATTATTATTTATAGTTTCGATTCCATTCCAATATGGATAGAACTCTCTAGAAAGATGTATTGACTTTGGCTTTTCCATATACTTAAAGTCAAGTTCTCCTGCTTTATTTAGTAACTTATCAGTCCATCTTATGATTCCATACTGTTTTTCAATATAGTCATTAAACTCATTACGAATATCAGTACGTTGTTGCCATGAACCCCAGAATGGTTGACCTTTATAGTAACCAGACTGCGGAAGCTTTCGTGATTCATGTTCAATAGGTAATAACTCGTATATTTTAGCATCGTATTTACTAGCTTCAGTTATATATCTATCAGCCAATTCTTCTACACTTGCTTCTAATCTAATTAAGTGGTGACGAACATCGATATTACCAAAATAACAATGTAGTTCATCATACTCATCAGGAATAAACGATTTAAATCCATCGTTTAAAGCGCCATTAAGAGTTTTAAATGGAATACTATTAACTGTCCATCCTGGTCTATACATACATATCGCATGACTATCACCAATAATAACATTACGAGTCTGATTAGGAACATCAATTCTGATTGCTGTATTAAACATTCTTTCGAGATTAACAAGATCAACGTTATACCATTCTGGCTGAACATCGCGTTTAGCGGCAGCCAATTTGTTTTTAATCATTTCGTGATATGGTGGAAAGTCCATACCTATAGAATAGACTTGGCCTTTGAATTTAGAAAAGTTAACAGTGTTAGCAACATATGGAAAACCATAAACGCCACCAAACATATTAAGACCACCGCTATAGTCACTACCGTGGTAAACCCATAGATTATCGTAATCATTATGCTCAGTAATTTCTCCGCCATAGTTAACGGTACAGTTTCCATATTTTTCCTTAATCATATCGCCATATATAACGCCTTGAGCTCCTCTATGAGAAGCATGCCTTTTTGCGATAGGTATAAATGGACAGTTAATTATATTTTTCATTTAAAAGAATGCACTTAAATTATTTTGTGGTGCTTTAGCTCTTGCTACTTGGCGTCTTCCACATGCCTTTTCATCATCTCTTATTTGTAGATATACACCATACTGACAACATAGAACCTCAGTACCATAATACTTTAATCCATTCTGTTGCTCATTAAAAAGATAAGAGCCATTGTCTAATTCTATATTGTAGCCCGATTCATGAAAGATAACATCCTTAGTTAAACCAATTTCAGCAGCGTTTTCTCTTATAAAGTAAATTGCTTCAGCTAGATATTTATTAGGAACATCTGGCCATAGTAATTTTATCGTATAAACTGCTCCTGGTCCTGGGGCTACGAATCTTTGGTCATGATGGTATTTCATTTGAGGCAAAACCGACGTAGAAGTAGCGCAATGGAAACCATAGTATTCGCCAACTCCTGGTAAAGTTTTCAACAAAGTAAACACTTCAAAAAGATCTTTAGCCGCTAGCATACCTTCAATGATTTTGCTGTCTCTAAAAGAAGCAACCCATTCGCTTACATCAACTGGATGAAACTTACGATCAGGTTCATTGTACTTTTTACGACAATAGTTTCTACCAGATGTTTGAATAGACGTATGTAACTCAGTCGTTCCCCAGATAGGTTGTTTATTTCTTATAGCTTTATCAACGTTATTACGTAGAGACTTAATATAATCAGCATCGCCATCAGCAATACGATCAAAATCAACAAAGGTTCCTTCCTTGCCTGATACTACCCAGTGAACGCCACGAGCTCCATAGAAGTGAGATATGATAGTGTTACCCACAATATTAGTATCGCTCATTCTAGATGTTGCAATTTCAGTACCAATAAATCTCATACGATCATCTAATGTAATTGTTGGATGAAAGTACTCTACGTTTTCCCCTAAGCCATGATCAATTACACCATGACGATTTAAATTTTCGTATTGATCATTAGTAAAACCTTGTTTGATAGCAGCACGATCGTTAATCTTTTTTAAGAAATGATTAAAGTCGAGCATAAGGTCTTTATCAAATGACCACCAATCATAATTGTAAGAACTAGTAGCCAATTAAGCCCTCTCGCACTAAATGAATTACGTTTAAGTCTGGATGAACCTTTTTGATTTCTTCAATTTGAATAGGGTCATCCTCAAAGTGTAGTCCAATCTTAAATGATTCTTTAAGCTTTGTGATACATTTAGCTTTATGAATACCTGAAGCTTTTCGACTATATGCGTCATCGCTTCGTTTTAGTGGATTAAACATAACGTGGTTATGAATTTGCCTAGATTTTAGCATACTAATTGTTTCTAGTTCTTGTTGGTAAGAACGACCAGTGATGATGACATCATCCCGACCAGGACGCACACCAGTTACGTCCTCGCCAAAATAGATTACACCATCAATATCAAAGGTATTAATTAACTGCTTAGGCATAGTCATTTTCACCTGATTGGAATGTATAAGTTAGGTTTTCGACTTTAGGATTATTTTCTTTAAGTTGTGGACGAGTAATATCAGTTAGAACTCTACGAGCTAATGCGTCACATTCAAACTTAGAATCAGCAGTTTTAAGTTGCTGTGGTGGAGTCTTTTGTGACCATGCTGATGGACCACGTAAGTAACCAACAATACCCATTTCAGAAGCAACCTTAACGAATCGAATAGCATCGTAAACGATACCAGCACTATTTGGAGAATCTTGAACAGATAATCTAGCAGTCAATTCATAACGAGCTCCAGCCCAACCCCAAAACACCATGTCAATATTAGCAATCTTGTTATCTGATCCGATGTACTCATCGCCTGGTTTTTGGAAAACTGTAAGTGATGGACCAGCATACATTGTAAGACCAGCAATATCCTTACCACGTACTGCGGCTTGGCCATTTAGTACATTTTCTTTAGAGATATGTTTGTTCTTCAAACGATCTTTAGTTGCCATGTTTAGGAAGTCTGTATTAGCAGTACGACCTGTACGACGCATATCACCTTGAGTTGTGCCACAAGCTTTATTTTCTTGAATATGCTGAGTTACCAATAAACCAGAATCCATAATAGATCCTTGAAGGACTTCAGACAAACGAGACGCACCATAATCAGAACGCATATCAGAACCAACAATTGTTACACCATGTTCGATAGCAAGCTGTTCTAATTCCATAGCATCTTTAGTAGAAATATAAGTTGGCATACAGTTAACAACATGAACACCGGATCTAATAGCATTTTCAATGTGCCATCTGGCAGCTTCTTCTGAACCTACTGGCATATAGTTAAGTAGGACATCAACATTACGAGCTTTAAGAATATCACGGTATTCAGAAGCAGTAATTGGAGTTGTTTCTGTATCTTCCAAAAACGTAATAGCTTTATCTAGATCATGCATGTGAGGCGCGATACCATCCAACGTAGGCGAACGATATACAATCGACTCATTAGCAATACAGCTCATGTCATGACCTGGAGGAAATACTTCCATGTTACAATTTGGTTCTGCGTAAATTGCTTTATTTAGCCGTTGACCAACTTTACGAGAATCAACGTCAAAGCCAACCACGAAGTTAAAATTCGGAGCTGAATAACCACCAATGTCTTGAAACATTAGGCCAATTGTATCTTCTGGATTTTCGTTATAGTATTGAACACCTTGAACCAGTGCAGATGAACAGTTGCCAACACCGGCAATTGCGATATTAATTTTAGACATTTATGTTTCCCTTTATTTCAGTTTTTTAATGTGAGGTTGACTGGGTTTTAATCAGAGTAGCTCACCGTTTGTTTAAGTAGTTATAAGGTATATTATATCACACTTTTGATCAAATGTAAAGGGAAGATGTAATATTATTCAATAAAAATATCAATCCAATACCATTAAGTAATATAAGAGCTCTATCCTGCCAGAGAATAGACACCCATAACCATAACATAATTCCAATAGCAGACAAAGATAGATCTACAAATTGTAGACCATCAACGCCTCTAATAGACATAGCGGCTAGAACAAAGACTGAAGCTACCCACTTTACGTACCAATCTAACGTTTTCTTATTTTTCACTGGTTTCATAATCAACTACCTTTTTACATTCTTCAAAACTTCTCATACTATATCTCACGCCATATAGATCATCAGTGTTTTTTACTGAAACTGCTAACCATATCAATAATAAAGTTCTTAATAATAATATACCATTCTTTCTACTCACTATCTCTCCTGGGCACCATTCATTCAATTATTTTGCTTGAGGAATGAAACTCAAGGGCCGAGTGCACCACCTATTGATTGAGGCAATAGGACCTACTGTGGAGTATACCACTCTAAAAGTTTGCGATGTGCTGCAAGTTGTTCAGTGTAAACTTTAAGATCTTCAGGATGAGCAGATTCAGGGTTCTGCATATAACCTTCTAGATCTTCTATAGCAATGTTTAATCTTGCTAAAAATAAGTCATCAACAAAATCTTGATACATATCAATTTTTATAAATTGTTTACCATTTTCATCTTTTACTAAATTCATAATCATTACCTTTTATTTATTTATATAAAATTGGTGCGCCCTTCAGGATTCGAACCTGAGACCCTCGGCTTAGAAGGCCGATGCTCTATCCAGCTGAGCTAAGAGCGCGTTAAGCTATTTTACCATACCTTTAAGATTATCTATATCATTCAGCATAGACATATATTCTTCGTCCAGCTTTGCTGCAGAATCTTTAGGATGTGGATGATATACTTCATCATCAATATCATCAATTATTGAATCCTCAATATCATCAAAATCAACAATGTCATCATCAGCTACTTCAAGTTTTTGATGATGTATAAGTTCTTCAAAAATATGCCACACCTTTTCAAAGCGTAGTTCAGTGATAGATTTTAAACCTAATAGTTGGTTTTGTATATTATCGCAATCCTCAGCGTTTAAATCCAAATTATCAGTATTGTGATAAATCAAATCAATATCTTCGCATGTACCCCATGCAGCCATAATAGCTTGTTCTAGGTCAAATCTATCATATTTAGATAAAGTCATATTGTACTCCTGCTTCTTCAAATAACATTTTAGTTAATTTATTAGATTGTACCCATCGTTCTGGCATAGAATCATCAATCTCTTTAGTTACAACACGTTTAATACCAACTTGTATAATACCCTTAGCGCATTCTGAACAAACTGGTAGTCCATGTATGTATAACGTAGCTCCATCAAGAGAAGTTCCATTATACGTTGCATTATATATACAGTTCATTTCAGCGTGTACTACACGTTCATACTTAGTTACTCGGTTTATATATGTAGATTCGTCATCAGCAATACCACGTGGAAACCCATTATAACCTTGCGCTAACACTTGCCCTTTATTTCCTACAGCAACTGATCCTATTTTACGCGATGGATCTTTTGACCATTCGGCAATATGAGCAGCTAACTCAATATAACGTTTATCCCATTTATATGATTTTGAAATATCCCAACTCATTATTTCACCAAATCAAAGTGTTTTTCATATACGTGAAGATTTTGGACTTGCCAATGCATATCACCAACATCAATAGAAAGATCGTTTGCTAAGTTACGAAGAACATAGTCTTGCCAAGCATAATCATTTCGATATCCAAAGATAACATCATTAGAACGCATTTGAACAACACAATGTAAAGCATTATCACGAATATAATATGTGACTGCGTTGGTACAGATAAAATCATTCTTACCATTTTCGCAATACTCAATCCAAATAGATGGACGAGTATAGATCATTGAAGCTCTACGAGAATCAGGATTATTGGTCAACTCACAAAGAACTTGATCATACTGAGTATGATACTTAGCACTATAGATTAGATGACCATAATTCGAATTAATTTCGCCATGAGCATTTGCAGTCATTAACCATGCAGCTGGAACTTCTCGATAATCATCGTATATGTCATTTACATTTGTAGATTCTGAATCATACCATTCAAGTTCAGTTTCAATGTAATCACGATTTGGAGTGCCGAATATAGCATCTTCATTTGCGATAAACGATGCACCAATTAACTCAATAGTCTTACTACCATTACGATCAGTAGTATAGTTTTCATTTGCGAGTTCTTTAATAAAATGGTTTCTAATATCTGCTATGTTCATTTGCTATACCTATCGTCTACTTCAGGATGTTCGATTGCATGAGTCATAAGAATCATGATTTGAGTTGCGGCATGAGCTAAGTGAGACATACCAGATTCAGGATCTATATCTTCACCACTATGCCACGAGTTTAAATGACGCTGTACAGATGAATATGTTCTGATCCAGCTTGTTGAATCACCATCGATTCGCCAATTATTAACACCATACTTTTCAGCACCAAAGCCTAGAACATCAGCTACTTGAGCTAATGCTTCAGGCGGGACTAAGCCAAATGGAGTTTTGTTTTCATCGAATTTTGCCAATTGTAATCACCTGTATCTTTATTTTTTAATATGAGTATATTATATCATACTTTTAGTGTTTTGTAAACGTTTATTTTCATTTATTTTAAAATAATTTAATACACTCGCCATCTGTGACTGCGGCGTTATGATTGTAATACGAAGTCTTAGATTCTGCGTACTTAGATCGTCTTGAGTAGAATTTAAAGGTCTTAGGTTCAATGATAAGCCTAGGTGTTACCACATAGTAATTATCTTCTTCAACGTAATTAGCAGTAACTAGATAATCAAACGCCTGATGTTCGATATTCCTTACCATAGTCTCGACTTTCTTTGGATAGAATGTGTACCATTGTTCTTTGTGTAATTTAACTTCTATTCGGTTTTTAAGCTTTAGGCTGCTCCATACGTCCCACGCATATGTATCCCTAGTCTTATGATCAAATTCTTGTTCATTTAAACGACCACATAACATAGCAACTCCAACTTCGCAAATAACTCCGCTTAAAGTGTCTATGTAGATTTTTTCATCAGTTCTAGTATCATAAGTTTTATCTTTATTTGATATAATACCATCAGCCATCCACTTAGTTCTACGAACTACAACACCCTTATCGATAATGACAGAATGTTGTAGTAGTTCTTTCAATTGGTCTTTCATAATTTAACCTTCGTAAATGATACCCTGTTCATTAAGAGCTTTTCGATTTAGCATATGATGTTCATTGGTAAGATCTTTATTACCACCATAATATGGAACTGCATGGTGATTATCAACCATCAATTGATTAACAGATTTTTCTTCGCCTTCAATAAAGATTTCACCAAGAATTCTACCAAACTTACCTTTCTCATGAGAGATCAAAGTAACTTTGTCTTCAACTGATTGAATCAAATCCTGTAAAAAGTACTTAGACTCTTTACCATAAAACTTTTCTTCAAGATCACGAGTTCGAGATTCTGGAGTATCAATGGCCATCATACGAACACGTTGCTTCTTGTAGACCATACCAAAACCAAGATCGATATCGACATCAATAGTATCACCATCAACAACTCTTGTTACGTGTGCTTTATATGTATACATTACGAAATCACCGCTTTAATCCAATCAACATCAATAATTGCAGCAGGTTCGCCTTCATAATCAACAGCCATAGCTTTATTCCAATCAAGAAATACTCTTTGACCTGATTCAACTTCATCAATAGCCAATGGTCCAACAGACAAAACTAAACCTGGCTTAGATCCTTTGGTTGTGTCAGCTGTAAGAATAATACCACCGGCTGTTGTTTGTTCTTTTACTACAGCCGTTACTAGAACTTGACTGCCTAACATTTTAATACCCATCTTTTTCTCCTATATATTATTTCGAAAGACAAAATCAATTGCCCTTTCAGCTTCTTTAGTCATATCGCGCTTACCATACCAACCACCGGTTTCATTGTCCAAGTCTGAACAAACCCAAGCAACTTCTTTAGCAGAGATTGGATAACCTCGAGCCATTGCATTGCCAGCAGTTGATACCATAATCTTATACATCTGTAAATACCAACCTGAGTTAGTAATACGTTTGTAGTCTTCTACCTGTTTTTTATTTACAAAAGGACAGTCTTTATATCCAGTCCATGAAAAGTTAGTGTTCTTGAGTTGATTTTTTCTGTGTTCGACGAGTCCATTTCGAATAGATTCTGGTAACTTATCGAAAAACGATTCATTGGATACAACATATCGGTGCTGTTCCATAAGTTGGTTTGCATCCATGGTGACCCCATCATGAGTGAATATAAAGTTGTAGGCATCTTTATATCTTGAAGGGACGTAGTACATTCTACTAAGGTCTTTTGTTTGTGCATCTGCAATGTCTCCTATTTCTTTGTTTAAAGCAAACCAAAAATGTTTGATCTTATCAGCTGGTACTGATTGAGTCAATGGAAATACTAATCTAAATTTTGGATGTGTCTTTGTTGAACTTGCTGTTGAATAGCAAACGTATTTATATTTTGCGTATTTTTCATGAATATCTTCAATAGATCCTTCATAGTCATCAACATCTACAATGCCGAAACCACCCCAGCTAACAACATTAGCATTAGCTCGAGTGGTTTCGGTCTTATATGTAGCAGGTGATATTAAAGGAGCATCAGTTTTCTTTTGATACTTATCACCACTTGCTAATTTGTACAAAACCTTTTCAAAATCATCAAAGGAATCATAATCAACTCTCTTAGATGTTTTGTTATCGTATATACTATCAAATATTGTCAAAGATATCATGCGCTACTCATATTATAAATTTACTAAAAGACCATGGTTACCAGTGTGGTCAGGAGCTTTCCAGCCCTCAGGTTTAATTAAATCTGGAAGACCTAATGGATTTGGACGAGATTCTTTTACACCAACTTCTTTTGCCATGTTAGCTTTGTGTACATTATACCAAGCTTCATCGGCATCAATACCCATGACATCCAAGGTACCAATTGCTACTACGCATAGATCAATAAGACCATCAACGATTTCTTCAGCATCCTTCTCACCAGTAGCTTTGAATGTTTCATCAAACTCTTCTTTAAGGAACGCTACACGGAATTGAAGTAGTTGTTCTAGTTTTTCAGGATTAGCTTTAACCCATTCATGTACACCATATTTAGCGTGCATGGCTTTAATATCTTTTACCCAGTTCATACAATAATACCTTGTGGTTGTGTAATTTGGATAACACTAGTAGCAGATTTGTATTGCTCTAGTACTTCGTCAATTGGATCAACTGCAAATAGAATATGTTCTGATTTGATAGTTAGTCCATTTTCAGCCTTTGTGTATGGAACATAAGGCATAAAGCCTAGTTTACCTTCTTCAGCTGCATATAACGCTACAGGCTTTTCAAACGTAACTGAGTCCTGCGAAGAGCTAGTAATAGTTACGATGATTTCTTCACCTGAAGTAAGTCTTAATAATTTAATTGTCATTTGTATCTCCTTTCATAATAGTTATATTATATCATAGTTTTGGTTGAATGTAAAGGTTTATTTTAAAAGAATTCATCAAGCGTTGCTATGTCTTTTGAGTTCCAACCAACAGCTTGAAGTATTGGATCAATAACACCTAAGAATGTTTTATCAAACTGAGTGTCATAATCAATGTAGCGATGTAGACCAAACTCTTCAGGCAAATAATCAAGAAAGGATACTACATTTTCCTTTATGTGATTAGGTGTTCGAAGGTAGATAAACTTAATCTTTTCACCATTTTGGATCTTGTTATATTGCTTAGTAAGCGATTTGTCTACAAGTAATTTGTTATACATGATACTACCACGAGCATGAATTGGTGTACCCTTTTTGTATATTGTTTGATTATCCATATAGTTAGTAAGGTTAGTTATACCTCGTGGAAAGGCAATCTCATCAGGTGGCAGAGTTTTAAAGTACGTTCTAAAGGTTTCAATATCTTGTTGAACCTTTAATTCAGAACCACTGATTATTGTCCTAAACATTTGCTTAAGAGCTGTACGACATGGAGCTGGTGTAGAAGACTTAATAGCTTCAATACCCATAATTTTAAGCTTTGGTTCAGCATATCGAACACCTTCATTATCAAGAACGTTTAGGATATACCTTTTCTTTGCTGTCCAGATACCACGATCAGCAATTGCTTCACGTTTCATGACCATTCTGTTTTCGATACCACCCATGACTTTAAACAAATCAGCATAGCTTTCTTCAAGAACAGTTTCAAGCTTTTCCTTACAAACAGTATCGATAAATTCCAATGGATTCTTAGGACTAACAGCTTTAACAAGATCATCGAGTACTACGTAAACAGAATCTGTATCGATAGCAATAACATAGTCTTTTTTGGTTTTAAGAATCTTATTGAGATATTCGTTGATAGCCTTTTCAGCCCAGCGAATAGTAAGCTGACCAGATAGAGTAATACCTTCAGCAATACGTTGATCAAAGAATCTAAAGTATTTGTTACCAAGTGCGCCATAAAGACTGTTTAGAAGAATCTTAATAGACATTTGTTGATTTTCAGCGATGTTAATATCGCGTTGAACTCGATACAATTCTTGTTTGTTGTTTTTGTCAACCTTTTCAAGTTCCTTTTGACCATTGATCATTGCACGTTTGATTACAACACGTTCACTATACATTTCATCAATAATTTTTGGTAGGATACCTTGTGCATCAGTAGTAAAATACTGACCAGATGCTGAAGCACATTCATTAGCTTCAAGCTTAGGTTTAACATCGCCACTTAGAAGACTATCAACAGTAACATTAGCAACTTTACCATTGATAATAGTTTCAGGAGACATGTTATTTTGCATAATGATTGATGGATACAGTGAGTTCAAATCAAAAGAAACAACCCATTCGTGCATTCCAACATGTGGATCTTTTACAAAGCCACCTGGATATGGCGATTTAAACTTTTCTTCGCCAAATGGAACGATGACGTTATTTGCATGTAGATTACGAAAGATAATAGAATCCCATATGGCAGTTGTACCCATGACATCGCCATAGTTAACACCACCACGATAAGCCATAGTAAGAGCTAATGTAATAAGACCCATCTTATCTTCGAAACGATCTACCAAGTCTACGTCTTTAATATTGTAGTCAATAAACTTTTGATGATCGTGTATGTAAAGAGTATGAAGGTTACCATGTTCTTCATAAGAAAGCTTACGTTCTCCAAGTACTACGTGAGCAATATTGTCAAGCTTGTATGATTCTTGTGGACCATATGAGTAACCAAATTTACGAAATAGATCAAGGTAATCCATTTGAGCGATACCTTGAATTTCATAAGCGCACTGTTTACGCTGCATTGTATTGACATCACGACGATCGATCAAACCCCAGGGAGATAATCTACGAACGAACTCTTCACCATGGATTTTAATGATACGATTAACAAGGTATGGAATATCAAAGAATCGTGAATTCCAACCAGTAATAACATCTGGGCATTGCGATGGTAAAGACCAATGAGCAATGAATTTTAATAGGAGTTCTGATTCGGTCATACACTTTTCGTATACTACACGATTTTCTGTCATGTATGTTTTTTCTACGTCATAGTCTTTAAGACCCCAGACGTAAAAGGTCTTATCGATATTGTTTTTCATACAGATTGCTGTTACTTCATGAGCAGCATGTTCTGGTTCAGGAAAGCCAGCATCTGATTGTACTTCAATATCAATTGTTGTTACGTTAATAAGGTTACGATCAAACTTAATATTGCCAGGGAATGCTTCATTAATATATGCTGGAATATGTTTGTTGTTACCGTAAATCAGTCGGCCTGCAGTATGTTGGTTTGACGCAAGCCAATCTTTAGCTTCACGCATATCTTCAAATTTGATAGGCGCAACTTTAGTTCCATCTAATGCTTTAAATGGTGTAGGATTAGGTGTATTGACATAGAATGTCGGTTTGTACTTAATTTTTGTTTGAATTTTTTTGCCGTTACTGTAACCTCTATAGAGAAGATTATTGCCATAACGTGAGATAGATGTGTAAAATTTCATAGTATAACCATATCGAATAATAGAGTATATTATATCATAGTTTGGACATAATGTAAAGGTTTATTTTTAAAAAGTTGGGAAGGATTACTCCCTCCCGTCTTCTTTAAAGTGACTTAGTATGAACTCGCAGCTACCATCATAATAAACGGAGATAAACATAATATCCCAGCTATTAGTAAAGTTGCTTCGAATCCAGATCTAATGTCATGCTTGTGCTTACGTATGTAACCCATAGTCTGACTCCAGTAGATAGTTTATTACAACCCACTGGGTTTTCGCTGCTCACCGGAATTACTCATTGAGTAAACCCTTCTTCGTTGATGTCCCAGTAGATCCGATTTCGATCTTCCGAGGACGCCTCTCTTCTGGAACTTCAACTCTGGCGTTAACCACAAGTATCCCATTCACAAGATCAGCCCCATCTATTACAACAAATTCAGAGAGTCGGAAGGACTTCTCGAACTTGCGGGATGATATACCTTTGTGCGCGTATTCACGATCGTCATTAACAAATTTATCGCCTTTAACTAAAAGAATGCCATCCTTTACTTCGATGCTAATGTCATCATTAGTAAATCCAGCAACAGCTAATTCAATAATGAAATGTTCATTATCGATTTTTACAACGTTGTGGGGTGGATAATTGTCTTGTGATCTTCCAGCAGAGTGGATTCTCTCAAGTTCATTTAGTATGGGCTCAAACCCAATAAATAGTGAACGCGGTACGTTCATAGTAGTATTTCTTACCATGTGTGTTTCCTCCTACATGTAGCAAGGTTAAAAAAATGGACCCGACCAATTCGGCATCCACTATTATTTATACGACATTTTATATTCGTTTAAATAAATTCTTTGGTACTTTAATATTTTACTTCTTTATGCGGATAGTTAATTAAACCATCAGTATCAGGTATATAATCATCAGGAAATTCTGGTAGATTAACATATTCTGGTGTTGCTGTAATGGCTTTACCTTCAGTAATCATTCTATCATACTCAACGCCAAGTCTTTCCATCCAATCAACACTGCCCCAATCTTCGTTTCTCCTATTTGCGTATTGAACTATGCCATCAACTCTTTGATCATATATGTATGATGGATATATTTCATGGAGATGCCGCAAATCAATATCGCCTTGACTCCAGGCATATTTTAGGTTATTATACTGCATAGTATCTTCGCCTACTATTAATTCAGGATCAAATACAAATTCTTCAGCTGCAGCTTTCTTAGAGTAAAACGTTAACCTTAAATGGTGTTCCCAGTTATTAATATATTCATAAGCGAATGAATATACCTTAGTATGAGCTTCGTTTAATCTTCTTGAATATTCATCAATAACCGGAATATATGTTCCAGCTAGTGTCTCCTGCCACCACTTATGATTATGCATAAACGATCTATATCCATACCCTGGAATATGTTCTGGATTTGATCCATTTGGTGCATACTGATACATAAAATGAGCAGCAATTCCGTATTGGTACTCTAGAGCAATTGCATCTGGAGGTGAAACGCTTTGTGCGATCTGATTATATAACCATACACCATGAGGTGTAAGATAATCATCACCATCAACTAATACCATGTAATCGTTATCAGACTCGCGAAAAAGCGACATTACAGAGTTTTTCCCCGTAGAAGGCGTACCATCGCTAGGTGTGATATAATACTCAAGACCTTCAGCAATACACCAAGCTTCGGCATCTATTAGGTATTGAGCATTAACCTCACCTATTTCACCACCTTCCGTAGTCCAAGAATTTAATACTATAACCAAATCTTCTTTTGGTATATAATTTAAATGCCTTTTAGTGGAATGCATATTCCTGCAGCATAGTGCATAGTATTTTAATTTTGCCATGACAATTATCCTATCGGTTCAATTGGCCATGTAATGCTATTTGGATATCCTTCCTGATCAGTTATATCTCGTAACGCTTGTCGATATGCAATCATAGCAGTTGACATAGGTCTATCACTTAATGCTCTTGTGTCAGTATTCATTAAAAGTTCTTCTCTTTTCTGAAGAATTTGAACTACTTTTTCAGCATCACTAAGTTCAACAACTGTTAAAACTCTGGTTCGTGTAGTTTCATTTTCTTCCCAAGTCTCTTCCATTTTTTGCCAGCTTGGATCATAATCTGGGATAGGTCCCATGACTAATTCTCGTATAGTGCCAGTCCAACTAGTCGGTTCAAACGGAGTAGAAGCAGCATCCCTATCATAAAATGCCGCGGCTTCAGTTTGGGCGTGTTCAACAAGTGCTATAATGATTTCGTCATTAAGCTCGTCTCTATAATATCGACGAGTTATAAAATCAGTTCGGCCTTCTTCTGAAAATTTAATTACAACCATTTCTTCGGTTGTATCGATGTGTAATATTTCGTATTCTGTGTACATATTTTTTCCTATTATAATTTAGTATACAACTTTAAAAGAGATAAATCCACCACCAAGCGCGCCGTATAAAGCGTAGTAAGCCTGAAGTGCAGGATCAGTGACAACGGCATTAGTGTACCAATACCATGAGTACGTTGGGGTGCCTCCACCGTCGAGGGTATTCTGGATGTAAGCAAAACCGCTGGAGGATGTTCTATTCAATGTTATATCATAGTTAGTAGTGCCCGTAATAGGATCACCATATCTCCACTGAGCCTTATTGAATCTCATTTTAAGCTGAGTAAAACCACCTGTTGTAGAAGTATTACCGCTGCCCTTTTTACTAAACGCAACATATTTTGTGCTTGCAAATTGGCTTGAGGCATATAATCCTACAATTCTTTGACCGGTTGAAAGGTTTAAATTTTTACTAATTGATCCAAAGGCAACTCTATTTTCAGCGGACTCACTTCCTAACAGGTATCCCGAGCCTTTAGCTTCAGCCCAACCGTAACGACCGTAGAACCCCGCTCCAGAATATCCATCATTGGATTTACCGCAAGTTATTTCAGCAGTTCTATTATCAGCAGAATAAAAGTTAGCAAATGAAATAGTCCCGGATCTAGGTACTGGCAACCATGGATCACATCCATAATACGCATTAAGATTATATCCAAGTCCGAATTCAGCATTAAATGATGCAAACATAATCTGCCCTGAAGATGTTATAGCCATGGCTATTGCTCCTTATTACTATTTCCTATATTATACTTAGGACATAATTGCCATTCAGTTTTTTCTTTAAACGGAATAACTTTAATCTGTCTCAATGGCGCTATATCTTTAGCACAATCAGGGTCTACAAATGTTACAAGACCCCAATCAGAAAGTAACGTGGCAATTGTGTTTCTACGTTGAATATCATTAACTAGCAAGTTAGAAGGTTTCCCATCTAATAAAAATAGTTCTTTAAAATGTACAATGAAATAACGACCTTGCTTATGTAGTATATGACAAGATTGATATAACTTTTGATCCTTTCTAGAAGCTACTCCAATTCGTGTTAATGTTTCTCTAATCTTTAAGAAATCATCGGGCTCATTAAGAGTAATCTCCAGCATTGACGCTGGAGTCCAATGTACTTCTTCTATGTTATTTTCTTTTTCCACCTTTATATATCCTCGTCTTCAATTCGGTTATTTGATCATCGTTTAGTAATGGTAAAACAGACTTAGCTTTTTCATTGCTATATCCATAATATTCTTTTATTAACTCCAAGTTTTCTATATTAATAGGCTTAGCCCATTTTGAAAACCTTCGCTTCTTCTTTATTATATTTATAAAGAAATCGAATTGAAGACGGTGGTCAATATGATGATTCAAATTCATTTCATTTGCATAGAGGATTGTATCAGGAAAGTATGATAATCCACGATTTACCATAAAGGCGCTATAAGCCTTTTCCGATATATCGTCGATCATAATATCTTTCTTGGTTGTATTGATGGCGTTTAAGTAATCGAAGGGGTTCATCGAAATGAAACTCCAGCCATTATTTCAGTAAGACAAGCAACTGTATTAAGTTCATGATCAGCAACAAATGAATTCTTATATTGATAATCTGCCAAAATAAGTACCAATTGAGGTATACTTTGTGGATCAATATAGTCATTCATATTATCATAAATTTTACGATAAATTGCAGCTGGTTCAGAATCAATGTTATTACTTACCCATTGTCTCATACCCTTAAAGTTCTTTTCTTTTAAGTGGATCATAAGATCATTAAGAGAAGTTTCAGATAAAGATACAAGAATGCCAGTATCAATAGAACCACTACTACCATAACGCTGAAGTTCATTAAGAACTTTACGCCAATCTGGCATGTGTTTCATAATCAATTCAGCAACTACCTTTTCGTCATAACTGATACCTTCACCCTTTAAGATGTTAGTACATCGTTTGAGAAACTGTCCACATAGTGGTGCTGCATCCTTTTTAGAAACATTAAACTCGATTGTAGTACAACGAGAATGTAGTGGATCAATAATACGGTTTTTAAAATTACATGTAAGAATAAATCTACAGTTATTGCTAAATTCTTCCATAAAGCCACGTAATGCTGGTTGCGTTGATTGAGCATTTAGATAATCAGCCTCATCCAAGATGACTACTTTGTAGCCACCCTGGAGAGAAACTGAAGATGCAAACTGCTTAATTTTATTACGCAATGTGTCAATCCCTGACTCTTCAGAACCATTAATTAACAGGTAGTCTAGATCAAGTTCGTTACATAAAGCTTTTGCGACTGTAGTTTTACCGAGGCCGGCTGTGCCGGTAAGAAGCATATTGTGTAGGTCACCTCCTCTAACAATATCTTCAAAGGTTGATTTAATGTGTTTTGGTAAAATACAATCTTCGATCTTTTGTGGACGATACTTCTCTACCCATAAGAATTCTGACATTATAGTACCTCCCAACCAAGAACTGTTGAAACTCTAAACGAACGCCAAGCGTCTTTATCAAGTGACCATACAGCCAAATGAGCAGATTCAGGACTAATTGATTCGATTACAGTTTTTTGCCCATGAGCAAGTAACACTTTTTCGTTGAGGGTACAAGGCATGACTCGTACTTCATCTGAGTCAATCTTTTGAAAGGTAACAGTAACAGTACCTTGTTGTAATGCTTCGATTAAACGAGCACATTCATTGCGATCCATAATATATCCTTCATAATAAAATTAAGTAAAGTGTGGAGGAGCGACCTCCACGTTAAGCTCTAGCAGTATTAGACGACTTCGCCTTCAACTTCTTCAGGTAGATCAACACCAGCTGGTGCTTCGCCTTCTTTTGGAGCTGCAGCTTCTAGGAATGCTGCTACTCGATTTCGTACGCCACCGACTTGTTCCATTTCTGGACCTTCAAAACCACCACGCTTAGAACAAATATCGATAATTTGTACCATCATTGCGATGTCTTGTAAAGTTAGTTGTGGTGCCTCAGCTTGTTCTGCGTTACCGCCTTGTGCTTCTTTTACTTCTTCAGTCATAGTATTTCTCCGGTTTTTTAGACTAATTTAAGAGATCCCGACTATTCGGCAATCTCCATATTATCCTTATTATATAAACATAACAAGGTTAATTCTTTTGTGTATAATTATTTATACACCGAAACTTGACGATTTTTCTAAAGCAATAAAATAATCTAAAGGATTATCTGCATTTCTCCAATTGGAGATTAGTTTAGATGAAATCGATACCTTATAATCACCTTGTAGCATTTTCAAATTAGAAATACTAAATATGTAATTAAAAGTTTCTGTTGAGGTAGTGCCTAGATCAATATCAAATGTATTTGCTGTAGCATCTTTTTCATTAAATACAGAAGCTACTACACTATTGCCTTGGCTACTAAAACTTAGTTCTGAATGGCCAAGAACAGCAGCAGCTTTTCGAATCTTATCTAGATTAGAAGATGAGATATCAAGAATGACTTCACATTCTGGCATGTTAATGTCTTTGGTTGGCTGAGTAAGAATATCAATTTCAGAATAGAAATACTTAATCTTTTGAGAACCATCTGACATAGTTAAAAACTTATCGCTAAATTCAAGTTCTGGTTCATCCATAAGACTAAACAAAGACAAGAATTCATTGAGATCATATACACCAAACTCTACTGGAAAGTCTTCGAGTGTTGAAGCAGTTGCCATAATAGTTTTAGCTTCTGAAAGAGTTTTGAGTTCTTTACCTGGCTTAAATACCAGATTCGCGTTAATACCTGAAAAGTTTTTCAGGATGTTGATTGTTTCACTTGAGATTTTCATATTGTACCTTTATTGTTTAATAGTATATTATAACATAGTTTTGTCATAATGTAAACGTTTATTTCACTTATTTTTGCGGTCATGTTCATATAATGCTAAGAAACCATAATGGATAATTTTCATCAAGTCTTTACGATGATCTGAAGGATCTCCCTTCTTTCCGTAACGACCGTTATATTTATCAACGTTTCCTAAGAAGAAACCAATGCCATGACCACGATCAATGATTACCTCTGATGATTGGAGACCACCTTGTCCATAGTGGCCACCATAAGTTTTGTCAATATAAGCTGCAAACTCAGCAATTAACCTATCTTCATTAAATTTGTATTCGATATCTTTCATATGTTTTCCTTAAAATTGAGAAGAATTCCAATCGCTTTCAACAGTATTTGCTTCAATTTCTTCGATTCCAGCATCAACTTTACTATATAGATCCAAGAAAGCAGACTTTGTATCTTCATCAAACCTTGCAATACATAGATCAATAGCTTTAGATCTGTCTTTAAATATTGAGTATGTTTGGGCAATATGACAAAGTCTACGAGTTGAAATAACTTCATCAACTCCTTCATCATAAAAAGTCTTACGAATAATATCGGCCCATGTGATAAGCTTATCAACAAAGTCACTGTCATTAGCTCCAAATTTAGCCATGTGATTATTCAAAATCTTAGTTTCGATCGATGGCGATGGGAACTTTTGATCAATAGCAACAGTAAATCTTTCTAAGAAAGCTTCATCGATAATAGAAGCTGCTGTAAATCGACCATCGTCTGATCCTTTACCCTTAGTGTTGGCTGTTGCTATAACATTGAAGCCAGCTTTAGGAGTAACTGTTTCACCTGTTTTCTTAACCAGAACAGGCTTACCTTCAAGTATACCTTGAAGACACATAATTTTATTTGTAGCACGATCAATTTCATCGAGCAATAAGATTGCACCGTTTTCCATAGCTTTAAGGACGGGCCCTTTAGAGAATACAGTTTCTCCATCGATAAGTCTAAAACCTCCAATGAGATCGTCTTCGTCTGTTTCAGGATTGATTTGAACACGTATAAACTCCCTATTTAGTTTTGAGCAAGCTTGCTCTACCATGAAGGTCTTACCGTTACCAGATAGACCAGAAATATAAACTGGAAAGAACATTTCAGATTTGACCATCTTAACGATGTCATTGAACGCTCCCCATGGAACAAATGTAGGATCCGCTTTTGCGAATGTTTTTTCTTCGTTAACAATTGATTGCATTTTAGCCTTTGGTGATATATCTATCACATTTGATTCAACTGGCTGCAGCATACTTGTTAGATCATAAGTACCCACTTTAACTCTGTTTTCTTTTTGCATAAGAGGATTGTAGTCTTTACCAGTATAACCCATAGCCTTACCAGTACTTTCTATCAGACCTTTTCGAAACGAAGTTTGATCAGGATAATTTGTAGCCAGTTCATTTAAGATGTTTTGTGTTGAGATTTTAATGTCTTTCATAATGTAAGTCCTTATCATTTAATATAGGTATATTATATCATACTTTTGACACATTGTAAACAGTTTTGGTGAAAAAAGTGCACTTTTTTTAGATTATTTTGTTATAAAAGAGCACTTTCTTATATACATCACGCTGAGTGAATCTAATTTAAGTATCAATAGGGTAACCTTAACCAATTCACAGAGATTCACTATGCTACGATCCTTCCAAAGGTTGTCATCAATACTTTGTTCTGCTTCTTACTCTTTGAGTACTTTTTAAACGCATTTGCCATTTGATTTTTAGTTTGATCAGAAGTTACGCCAAAATCATCATTTTCTGTTGATAGTTTGTCGCCACCCTTGATTAAGTAGAACTCATCGTATCCTAAGGCTGATTTGCGAACAACACATTTGTTTTTTCTGTATTCTTTATTAGCTTCGCTTCTGTGGCTATCAGCCCAACCATTAATTTGACCTATTTTGTGATTAAACATTCTATTATCATCGGCCATAAAGAAACCAATAGTACTAGTGTTGTATCGCTTGTTTATGTTTTCGAGCAAAGCTTGAGTAACGTTATCAGTATTTTCAGCTTTAACCATTCTACCATCGATTCTCATGTTAATGCCTTTAAACATTCCTCGAGTTTCAACTCTATTCTCACCAAGTTCGCCATCTCTATATGCTTGTAATCGATTAGCATCGCCATCAGATAATACAACCAAATTCATTTTTTCAACTCCATTTTTAGCTTTGAACTCTTTGATTAAAGAGTGAGTCATTACTAATGCCTGATTGAGCGGAGTAGAACCAAAGTCTTCGCATGGAGCCGCAACTTCGCGAGATATGTAAGACGATCCCTTTGCTCTTATATATAAAGCTCTGATTGATTCATCGAAATCAGCCTTTTTAAGCTTTGACGATGTTAACAATGGCATTGCCAAATCATCAAGATCAATATCACCATCAAATAATAAACCTCTGTTACGAAGATCGTAGTAGTTTAATTTTTGATTTGTTGTAGTAAATGCATAAACGTCAAACGGAATATTGACTTGCTTACAAAAGAGAACTAAGTGTATCAACTGCTCTAAAACTTTAGGTAATGAGTCATACATAGAACCAGAGTAATCAATCAACATAATCATACCATGACTTTTAGCATCGTGCAGTCTAGTTGTTTGTTTAAAGATGTCCTCATTAGTTTTGTATGAATATAGCTTGTTGACATCGATAACGCCAGTTTTTGCTGTAGTAGCTTTTGCCCACTGAGTAGCGGCCTTTCTCATTTCAAACTCTTTTACAGCAATACCAACGCTTCTTTTAACCTCTTTCATATACTTAGGAAACTGTAGTTCAAGATGATTAACTTGTACGTTTACGTGATAAGGGATAGTGGTTTTTCGTAGTTGTCTTTGAGCCTTGAGTTCAGCATAAGGTATAACAATATCCTTTTTAATTTCTTTCGAAATATCTTCAACTGCAAGAATTTGTCTACCATCTTCATCAATGTCTAAAAAAGAACTCTCATTATTTCTAAAAGCTTCATCAGTAACAGAAACGTCTCCTTCACTACCTTTTGCCGGAGTTTGGCCTTCGTCTGAATCTTCTTCAACTTCTTCTTCGCCTTCTTCGCTTTCTTCTTCTGAAGAACCTGGATCATCAGTCTCTTCTTCATTTTCTTCATAACCACCATCATAACCTTCTGATTCATTTTCACCAGAATCATTATTAGGTTCTTTATTTTGATCGTCGTTTTTATCTTCTTCGTCTTCTTCTAATGATTTGTCATAAGCTACGATATCTTTAACAAGATCAAGAACTTCTTGAAAATCTTCAGTTGTATTTGCTCTATCCATAAAGACTTGTTCTTCATCATTAAACTCAAGCTCTATGTGAGCTCCAACTTTAGCTTGAAGATTAATCTTATCAATAATTCTTAGTGATGACATATCAATATCATTAGTACCAAAGAAGTTATCATCAAATAATTTAGCATATGCTCTAGAAAATGGACCAACTAAACCAGGATAACGTGATTTGACTTTTCGTTCAATCCTAGCATCTTCTACGACATTGATGTATGACCTAGGACATCCAACTAATTTCTCAGGACTATCATGCCAGCCTTCGTATGGAGTTTCTAATGCGTGACCAACTTCATGACCTACAAATAGATCATATACGTCTTTACCCATATCTTTCCACAAAGGAAGACCAAGCACTCGATTCTTGATATCAAACCATGGAGTCTTATAATTGCCATGTCTGATAGAGATATTCTCTTTCGCTAAGAGTTTTGGTAAGCTAGAATTATGATACATATATTGCCCCTTTCCGTATAATATGTATATTATATCATAGTTTAGGGGCCTTGTATACAAATGATTCACATCTTTTTAGATCATTTTGTTATATGCTTATAACTATTTAATCTTGGAAAAGTTTCTTTCTTTGATAAACTCAATCTTAGATCTAAACTTATTCTCTAGTATGTCGCCCTTATGTGAGATAATAAAGACATTAGTGCCATCTTCGAGTGTATTTAGAATCTTAGTCAAATTATCTATACCATCGTGGTCTAAAGAAGAATCAAAGGTTTCGTCCAATACTAAAAGATTAGTTGCAGCAGAGTTCTTCATCTTAGCAATTTGTCTCCAAGTAAAGAGCAAAGCCAAATCGATACGTTGTTTCTCACCTTCACTAAAAGATGTATAGTTAAATGCATCTCTATGACGCGATCTAATAGTTTCAGTAAAGCTTTCGTCAAGATGGAACGCAACAAAGAAATCTAAGACTTGAAGATACTGATTAATAAGTCTATTCATTACTGGCAAATACTGTTTAATAACTTTAGTCTTAATACCAGTGTCTTTAAGCATTTCGCCGATTACTTCGTTATATGTACGTTCTTCAACATAAGCAAGTTTCTTTTCGGTAACAGTATCCTTAGAGTCTCTTAAATCATCAAGTTCATTCTTAGCAGTTTTAATATCGCCTGATGATTGTAACAATGTACTAATTTCTTTCTGAATCTTTTCAATTTGCTTTTGGATCAAATTAATCTTATCATTATTACTATTAATATGTCGTTGCTTAGCTAAAAGGTGTTTCATGTTATTCTGACAATCAACTAAATGAGCTGATGTAGTAATATTATCAGCTTCTAATTCTTTCATGCCCTTTTGAATACTAGCAGCAGAACTTCTGATATCAAGCAATTTATTCTCTTTAATAGAATTATCAATATTTTGATCGCATGTAGGACAATGTTTATGATCTTCAAAAAACTTAGCGTTACTTACAAGATCTTTTATTTTAGATTTGTATACTCGGTCTTCAGATTTAATATCAGATATTTTTCTATTAAGATCTTCATGCTTAGAGTTTTCTATTTCTGTTAAAGCGTCAAGATTTTTTCCAAGTTCAGTAGATTGGCTTACTAAACCTTTAACCTCGACCTCATATAACGATACAGAATCTTCCTTAGACTTAATCATATCTTTATTAATAGACTGAAGGTCTCTGATATATTTGTTCTGAGTATCAATTTTAGTTTTATATAAATCTAATGAATGATTTATTTCAGATAGTTCTTCTTTGATTTTAGAATTACGCTCTTTCAATAACGAATTCATTTTACTAAAAATATTAATATCTAATAGATCTTCAATAACTTCTCTACGTTGACCAACTTGTAATTGCATAAAAGGAATAAACGAACTACTACCCAACACAACAACCTGATGAAACGATTTATGATTCAACTTAAGTATATTTTGTTCTAAGAATTTCTGATAATCACGAGCATTTGAAGACTGATTGATCATATTGCCGTTTTGATAGATTTCAAACTTACCAGGCTTAATAGTTCTATGAATTCTAAACTCTGAATTACCAACATTAAACTCGACTTCTACAATGGTACCCTTCTTATTGATACTATTAACTAATTGATCCTTTTTAATATCTCTATGAGGTTTACCAAATAGACCAAAGGAAAGAGCATCCAGCATTGTAGATTTACCAGCACCATTCGAACCTACTACAAGAGTTGATGGTGTTCTATCTAATTGTACTTTAATTGTATCATTGCCCGTTGAAAGAAAGTTCTTCCATGAGACCGACTTAAAATGTATCATAGATATTTTAATCCTAACCAATTAGCAACTTTAGCTTTTAACCAAGACTTGTTTTCTACGTTAATACTTAGTCCTGAATCGTCTATCCTTACCTGCTCCAAGCCGTTTGTATTATCAATAGTAAAATATGAATTAACAGTTCCATTGAAACCATCAGTCATTATCAATTCACTGTTAACAGTATAAGGGGACCCGAGGTAGGTCATTGTTTCTTCAGAAACATTTAGGTCAAGGTTTAATTGTTGTGTAAGCGGGAATTGCAAGTCTAAAGACTGTTGATACATTACACCACCTCCAAGTTTTGTGCTTCAGTATATAGTTTTCTTAATTCAACTTTGATGTGGTCTTTGTCTAAATCAGTTTCAACAGCATCAACATATGTGTCTAATAAGACTCCAGTATCTTCAAGCGATACTTTATCATCTTCAACATTGTCGCCTAGGTATTCTTCAAACGTTTCAGCGATTTTAAGTTCATATGTTTCGATGCTTTGTAACTTATCAACAAATCTATCAAACATGTAGAGATCAGTTTTATTTACAACAATAAGCTTAATAAATTTATGTTCAAACTCTGAAACGTCAATAGTATTATAGTCATTCTTAGCATCATCATATACTATCTTTTTAAACATAGTAATAGGATTGCGTACTGGAGTTACTTCACGAGTTTCAGTATCTAAGATGTGGAAGTACTTAGGGTCATCACAATCAGACCAAGTAAATTCCATTTGGTTACCCAGATAATGAACGTTTCCCTGACTTGATTTAGTATGAAAATGACCGGTTAATACGCTTTCAAATCTAGAAAAGATATCAGCGTTCATACCATGAGGATTAGTTATACCAGCCATGAGTTCAAAACCCTTTAACTCAAGATGAGCACCAAGAATAGAAGCATTACAAGTCATAGCCCATTTAGTATATTCTTCATAGTTTGCGCTATTAATCCAAGGTAATACACCAACCTTCAAACCATCATAATCTAATACTGTAGGTTTCATTATAATATTAACGTTGGATGTAAAGTAACCAAGTAGTTCTTTAAGTGAACATAGTTCATTAGTATTTTTGAAATATACGTCGTGGTTACCAGGAATAATGTCCATAGTAATACCCATTTCGCGCATTGGTTCTAAGAAGTGTTTACGATTAGCATTAAGAGCTTTAAAGTTAACAAACTTACGATGCTCGTAATAATCTCCTAAGTGTAAAATATTTGTAATACCATGCTCTTTTAGGTATGGAAAAAATATTTCTCCATAAAATCTTTCCTGATAGTTTAAAAAAATATCGGATGAATTTCTTACGCCACAATGTGTATCATTTAATATAGCAACTTTCATAATTACACCATAAACAATTCTAGTTTTTCTTTATCTTTTTCGATCTTTGCGAACTCTTTAATCTTAGTGTCTTTAGTTCTAATCTGATCGATTCTTTGCCTTAAGGTATCTACATATTCTAATGTTTGAGCTGCACCATTATCATCCATACCCATAGCAGCAAAATCTTCAATACCCATCTTTTCGATGTATCTAAATTTGATTTCTTGTTGCTTCTTTTCTTTAGTAATACGCCTAATAAAAGCAAAGAAACAAATTTGAGTAAAGTAAGAGAATGCGTTTGGATTACCAGTTCTAGTAGCAGTTTCAATCTTATAGTTATTAATAGCTCTTAGACAGTTTTCAACACCATCCATTACCATCTCTTCTCTATAAGTGTACCGAACAAAGTTCGGTCTGTGAGACAGTCCTTCAGATATTTTCATGAAACATGTAGCAACGTAATCTGGAACCTTAGGGATTTGAGTGTCATTAGATTTAGCTTCTATTACGGTCTTAACGTACTCAACTACTGCTAGTGAGAATTCCTTGTTATTGACATAGTGTGGCTTAGCTTTTGGTTTAATTTTAGTGGTCATTTATATCTCCTAATAATGTAATATTATATCATAGTTTGGGTCAAATGTAAACAATTATTTTATTTTATTTATTTTCAATATTAGGTGAATTAAACGTTTACAAATGATCAAAAGTATGATATAATATAGATGTTACCGGGGAGGTTAGGGGTATACAACAATTAATGTATGGTTGGTTTAATGGCTTCTTCATCTCTAATGTCATCTTCAATCATCGATTCACCCTCCAATTCGTATTCTTCTATATCACGATTAATCTCATCTTTAATCATATCTTGACATGAATACTTAATGTAAGACTCTTTAGTCTCATCTACAACTTCAGTATGATTAATCACAAACCTTTTCATGATCTTAAACATCTTCTTGTCAGAGAAAGGAAACCAATCACTAAAAGTCCATGAATTATCAGATGCTAATCTTACGACCGCAGGTCGTTCAACAATAAATGCGTGTTCGCCTGAACTTTGAACATAACAAATAAGCTCTTCGCCGCTTGTTAGTTTAAAGTGTCTTATATCAATATCTTTAATAGATTCCATTTATATATTTATATCGTATATTTTATAGTCGAATTTCTCTTTACTATAAATTTTGATCCTTTCAGCTGCATGTAATAATGTATAGTTCTTTTTGGTCTTCCAATGCAAATCGTCAGCAATATCAAATACCTTAGTAGTATCTATACCATCTGCAGACTTCCTTAATCCTCGCCCGATCGACTGTAATACTCTAATTTGAGATTTGCTTGGTGCAGCAAAGATAACGTTATGTAGACGCTTAATATTGATACCAGTAGAAAATGTACCCATACTAGCAACAATAATTGCGTTATCCTGAGTTTCAGTGATTGCCCTAATCTCTTCCCGAGCATCGACATCTGTTTCGCCAGATACATAAAATAGCCTCCTAGTATTTCTTGGTAATGCATCAAACTTACTCTTCAACATATCGTGTAATGGTTTACCATGCTTATCAACATATTGAAACAGTATTAAAGTATTACCTTCTTGGTCCATAGCTAAATTAGTTATGAAATTATTCCTAGGATTATACTTTACGATAAAGTCAAGCTCATCTTGGTACTTCATTTTTGATACAAGCTTACAGTATTCATCGCTGTATTTTAGCAATAAGATTTTGATATCTAACTGAGCAAGCGAACCCTCTTCCATTAACTTTTTAGTTGTGGTTACCTTATAGACCGGTCCAAACAAACCTTCTAAAACCAACTGATGTGTTTGTGATCCATCTAATGTACCGGTTGTACCAAGTCTATATTTAGCATTAACACATTTTTCTAATATAGAAGTTAATGATTTAGCTTTAAAGTTATGAGCTTCATCTCCAACAATCATACCATAATTTTGAAACCAGTTAGATGTTTCTTTATATATTGACTGCCATGTTGTAATAACAACCTGTTGCTTTATGTTATATTTTTCTTTACCAGAATAGATTTTATGACAATTTTCTTCAACACTCCAATCATCTGTCCGAGAATAATCAGCAAAATCTGAATACATTTGTTCAACTAACGAGGTCGTAGGGACGATCAGCAGTACGTTTCCTTGATTCATTTCTAAATGGTATCTAATGGCGAGATATATGATCAGACTCTTTCCGGAAGCCGTAGGGCTTAATAGTAACGCCTTTCTATGCTGTAGCGCCCTCGACAGTGCATCGAGCTGGTACGACCGGGGTGTTATACCTACTCCATTCACAGAGAGTGACAGACTGTTCAGGAAGGTTTCTATGTCATGCATCTCTTTAGTATCGGGCCTTCCATACATGGAATTGTCCTCTACGATGAGCTCATAGCCCCTAACTTGGGCAAATTCTTTGATATATTCAAATAAACCACCATATATAGTCTTCTTACGGGCATCATATAGACGTATTTTGCCATCCCACATACGATTTTTGTATGCTGGCATGAACTTATACCCTTCTACAAAGAAGCAGAAGTGCTCAGACAATTCCATCTCTATCCCCGGTTCAGTCACAATATGGAGGAAGACTTCATTTTTCTTTTTGACTATTATTTTTTCCATTACATTCCGCTAGTGAATTTATTCCATTCAATGATATTCTTGATATTCTGATGACGCCACTTGACATTTTCCATTATCTCTTTTAACGTGTCTATCAGCTCTTGGGTATAATGCATTTTAGCTTGATGTTCTTGAATCAATGGATCAGCATCATACCACTTGTCCATATCACCTTTTAATACAGTAAGTCCATTCAATGGATCATATGACCAACCTTTAGCGTCTAATTCGACTTGGGTAAGTTTACCATTGTAATGCATAAATTTGTCTCTCAGTAATACTTTAAATTCAAGGTCTAATTTCTTGAATCTTAATTTATTAACTGAGTATAGTTCTAAGTACTTCGAATGAAGCTTTGCAGAATCTCGAGCAGACTTATCTAATTCGAGTTGATCAATTACTGAATCTTTCTTCCACATTTCAAGTATTGTTTCTAGGCTATTCATTATATCTCCATAGTATAAAATTATTTATATGTATACAGAAAGTACCCCAGAAAGGGGATTTTCTGTATACTTAATTTACTTCGAAGTACGTATATTTAAATGTTACGTCAGCTTGTAAATATTCAATATCAGTTTGTTGTGTTGAAAATTCAACAGCAGCTAAACTAGTTGGGAAGCAATCTCTAAACGTTACTTCTTTTGTTACGTTATTATGACTACTCAATATAGAAAGAGTAGCATCTGATTTAAATGACTCTCCCTTTTGAATTATATTATGCATCCAATTAAACATTTCGATATAGTTTTCCATATCTTCTGTTATATTAAATCTAATAGAAAGATCTCCAAAAGAAATTCGATCACCAGTCATTCCCATATTAGATGTCTTATATGGTGTAGGTACATCCGATAAAGATAAATCTGGAAGCGTTACTGATGTACAAAAATATTCAATATTAGAATACTGTGTAGAATCGATTTTAAATTGAAACCCTACTGGGCTTAAAAAGTTTTTATTTGATGTAGTCATATATCTATTTATACTCTTTAAATGTTAGAATGTGCCATCCCTGGCCGGCTTACTCCTAAAACTTTACTTACTTTTTGGTTCAGTCTTTTCAGCAGTTTGTGTAATAACTCCACTTATACCGTCAAGAGTACCTGTAGTAATACCTACAACGTCATCTTTGACGCCACCTACAATACCTTGAGACGCAGTATAAACTGAATCCAGAGTATTACAACCCGCTAAACCAACAACCATGATAGCAATAAATGATGCTTTCATAATATTCTCCTATTTGTAACTCCGATTGTGGGCTCCCTCTAGGACACTTCATCCACCTTTGCTGCATGTACCACTTGATACGTTTAGCCAAATCCTTCTTATGTATCTATTTATACACATAAAAAAAGGGCCCCGAAGGACCCTTTAAATATTAATCTAATTAAAGATTAAGCACTAGCCATGATACCGTCTACTCTAAAGATTCTAAAGTATGGGTTAGCACGATCAGCACCAACGGTTCCATCAGTAGCTACGAATGGGTTTGCAACCATACCGTATCTAGTTTTGAAGCCGATTCTTGGCTGGAAGTCTTGCTCGCCGATCGCTTTAACCATAGTTAAAGGAACGTATGGGCAGTAGAATACACCTGCGTCATATGGAGTAGTACCTCTATAACCTACACAAACGTAGTCGCCACTGGCATATGGATCAACATATACTTTAAACTTACCGTTAAGAACACCGGCAAAAGTATTACCAGTATCATCTACGTTAAGGTTAGTAGCAAGAGCGGGGCTGTAATCAAGCATACCAGAAGCAGCAAGTACAGAACCTACGTCAGAAGAACAGATAACATAGTTACCCTTGCCTCTGCGAGTCTCTTTAGCAATAACGTTAGCTTCACGTTCAATCTGTACGATCAAACCTTTAGCCTTCTCAGCCAACCAACGACCGTCTGAATCAGTATCCATATTGAAGATACCTTTAACAGAAGCAGAAGCCTGAAGAGCGCCTAGCTTAGCAGTACGGTTTACAGTTCTAACTACTTCTCTGTTGATTTCCGCGAGGATTTCAGAAGAAAGAATAGTAGCAAGTTCACCTTCAGCATCTAGACCGTGGATTGCTTTAAGATCTTGAGCAAGTTCCATAGTATATTCAGCTTTAAGAGCTCTTGACTTAGCAGTTACTGTAGCTTTCTCGATTGAGAATGCCATTTCACCGAATGAACCACCTGAACCGCCAGTACCCAATGCTTCAGAAGCAGCAGTACTAAGACCACCAGCATAATCGGAAACGATTTCGCCAGCAGTTTCACCAGTTGCCAAAGAACCATCACCATCATCGACAGCAGTTTCTAGACCAGAAGGACCAGCTTCTTGAGTAACACTAGTGTCACCAGAGAAAGCAGTGTTAGCTTCATCAAACAAAGCTTCAGCACCAACTTGACTTGTGTACTTGCTCTTCATAGCAAAGATTAGACCAGTAGGACCAGTCATAGGTTGAACACCAGCAATATCATAAGCGATAAGGTTAGGCATTGCACGTCTTACCAAAGAGATAAGAACGGGATTAAAACCGGCAACATTGTCACCAGTTGCGTTAGCCGGAGCATCTTCCCCAAGGAAGGTGTTAGACTTAGCAATGTGCTCTTCACGAGCAGCGATTTCTTGGTTTTCCAATAGTCTTGCAGTTACTGCTGCTTTATGACTATCTTGAATTGTAGGAACATCTGTGTGCTCGAGTACCGGGCTCCACTTTTCCATTAAGTTTTTGTCTGCGTTAAACATTTAAGTTTCTCCTATTAAGACGTTTATTTTTTGTACTTTGAGATAGCTGATGTATATCTAGCCATAGATTCACTGAGGTCATTTGTAATTTCGTCAGTACCAACCAATTTTTGAGCTTCATCTACTGATTCTTGAGCTTCAGATTTGAAGTATGATTCTTTAACAACATTAACTTTCATTTCGAAAGATTCTGCAGTATCAAAATCAATATCTTCTACCAAAGATGCAAGCTTTTCAGCTTCAGTCAATGCTAGCCCAGAAGAAGCATTTCGTACAATCTCAGCTCTTTCCAAACCGGAAACAGACTCAGTGAGTGCGATATTTTCTTCAACTGATTTATTTAGAGACTCTTCCAGCTCAGCAACTTGTTCGGCTAATTCGTCGATCATGTTAACTTTACCTTCTGGAATCTCAATGTAATGTTCTTTGAACACTGATTGTAGAGAAGTCATAAAGTCTTCAGCAATTTCAGTCCTAAGACCAGTTTCAACTGCTACTTTATTTTCATCCATCCAGTTACCAACCACGTAGTTGAGGTATGAATCTACCTTTTCTACTAGCTCGGACTTGATTTCAGTTACTTCTTCTTCAAGGTTTTGAACGTACTCAGACTCTAATCTCTCAATTTCTGCACTTACTTTGGACTTCAAAGCAGCTTCAAAAATGATTCCGGCTTTCGCTTGGAATCCGTCAGATAAAGTAGCTTCTTCAGCAACCAAACCATCTAAGTCCTCTTGGTAGTCAATGTGGCTAACGTCGACATCGACATCTTCCTTGGCTACTTTGGTGGCTTCAACGTCTGGAGCATTGATCACTTTATATACTTGAGCATAGATCTTCTGTGCACCTTCTTTTTTCGATTTCTTCAACATATCATTTACTGATGCCATAATAGCAGCTTTGGTTTTCGGCATTTCAACTACAGGCTCTTCGTCTTCGTCGTCTTCTTCATCAGAATTCTCCTTAACTTCTTCCTCTTCGTCTTCATCCTCATCCTTAGCGTCATCACTAGCTTCTACGATTTCTTCGTCTTGAACTTGTTCGTCTTCAACGAGCTCCTCGGTAGTAAGCTCTTCAGTTTCTGATACGTCTTCGACTAAATCGTTTTGCATTTCGTCATTAGACATAATTTATTCTCCTATTAAGAATTTACAAGTTTAGAGAGGAAATTCTTAAAAGCTTTAATCTCAATATCCGACGAACGCATACCTCGAGCTTCCTTGATTTCAGTCTCAATTTTTTCAACTTCTTGTGGACAAAGGACACCATTGTTCCATACCCAATCAACACCTTCCATAATTCCATTGACAAATGCCTCTGGAGCTGAAGGGTCTTGAACGATATCTATAGTAGACAACATAAAGTCATCTTTCACATACATGGCGCCGTTTTTGTTTACAAGACTTCCCATACCACGACTTGATACACCAAGCTTAACTCCGCCTTCTAACAAACCAGTTACGATATTGCCCATAGGAGTATTAAGAATTGATGCTTTTCCTATAACATTACTTCCGTCAAACCTGAGTTCGGTAATCTTATGTGAAACTTTATCTAAGTTAATGGAAGGACCTTCAGGGTGGTTTAATTCCCCAACGGCTCTTCCAGTACTTACTTGTTCTTTTACGTACTTTGCAACAGCAGCTTCTAATATACTTTTTTCATATATTCGACCGTTTCTATTTTTAGAATCAGCTTGCATAAAGATACCCTCAATTACGAGAGTCTTTTTACCATTGACTTTTTCTTCAATAACCTCTAGGTTACTGTCGTTATATTCTGCTATAAGTTTCATTTTACTTATTTCCTATTGCTCCGCTTTGGAGCTTTGTCTGTCTTGTAATGTAGATGCTACTTCAATCTTCTTAGCATCCATTGCAGCAGTCAACTTATCAGCCATAACACTATTAAAGTCCTTAGCCGCTTGAACATTGTCTCCGCCTTTTACATTATCAATCAAATCTATAATACTCATTATTTCCTTTCCTTTGTATATATTTATAATAATTTAATCTTCAAGATCGTCTTCATCTTCGATTTCACCAGAAGCTCTTTCAGCATCTATTTGCTTCTTAATTTGAGCAATCTCATCATCAGACTGTCTTAAAACTGTTTTACGAATCCATTCATTAGAAACGTATTTTCCAACGTATTCGTCCATTTGTGATAGCATTTCAAATCTTTCTCTTAGAATTTCAGCTTCTTTTAATTCACTAAAGTAATTATCTTCAATAAAATCAAAAGCAATATCTTCTTTAAACTTAGCCCAATCTTCTTTGGTTACAATACCCTTTAATAGACATTGCGTTCTGAGCAATTGTAAAAATAGATCACTAAATCTTTTTCTTAATCGATCTAAGAATTTCTTAAATTTAACTTCATCTCTAGAGATCTCTGTGGATCTACCTAAGTTAAAACCAGACTCTTGTTCTAAACGATTAGCAGGAACGTTGAGCGACTTGTATAGTTTCTTTTGGAAGTATATGATGTCGTCAATTTGTCCGAGATTTTCTCCTCCTGGGAGGGTCGAAATTTCTGTACCTCTGCCACCTTCTCTACGCGGTAGGAAGAAGTCTTCGAGCATCGACATATGTTTACGGTCATCTTTAATATCTCCAGTACTGGCGTCATAAACCAATTTATTTCTATATTGACCCATGATGTTCTTCAAATATTCTTCAGCTTTACCTTTAGGGAGGTTACCTACGTCAATATAGAAGATACGTCTTTCTGGTGCTCTTGATATTCTATAGATTACCAATGAGTCTTCCATCATTCTTAACTGATTTGTTGGCTTAATAGCCTTTTGCAAATGCGATAAGATTCTTTTACGTGATGGATCTAACATACCCGAAGTACAATACGCAATTGAATCGGGGTGAATTTTTAATCCCTGGCTATTTCCAACCATATTTCCATCTTGGAATAAGAAGTACTCTTCTGACTTCTTAATTATATTGGCTCCAGTCTTAGGATCCTTTTCTTCTTGGATCTCTTTAATCTTTCTAAGCTTAGTTGGATCAATATATCTTAATTCTTGTATACCCTTTCTTGGGTTTGCATTATCAATAATAACATGATATGGTAATCTACCATCAACATACCATTTTCTAAATATATCATGAGAATACGCATTAAAATGTAATAAGGATATTACGTTTTCAAACTCTTCTTTAATAGCACCTTTAATCTTATCCGATGCCTTTAGTTCATCCATAATAATTTCAATAGGTGCTGATCTATTATCACCTACAATCGCTTCATTTACAATATCTTCGATTGCTGCGTCGCATTCTGGATGTGATGCAATGTCCCTATACTTTAAAATAAGGTCCACTTCATTTTTAGCTGAGTCGCCATCAATATCAACGTACTGGCCAAAGTGACCACCGCTGTTAATAACTCCTACACCATCTTCGTCTGTACTGGGAACAAAAGAAGGAAGATCGGGTTCCTTTCCACCTTTTCTATTGATCTCAAAACCAAAAATTTCTGCCATTTTTATTTTACCTCAATATTATCGGAGGGGAGTTAGTCTCCCCTCGTCTAATATTATTTATACCCTTTAAGAAGTGGTACCAGACTCCCAATACTGAACTTGTAGCTCAACAGTAAATTCTTCAATCTGGTTTTCATTATCGTATGAAAGTTCGATTGTAGAAAGATTTGTTGGAAAACAACCTCTAATATCATAAGTCTTAGTTACATCACCTTGCTTATTTAGCTGCTCAACAATAATATCGGCCATATAATCTGTAGGATTACTAGCTCCTGTGTTATTGTTATGTTCGCTGATACCATTCATCCATCTTTCGAAAGCGTTTCGTACTTCGAAACCAGTATCATTGATGATAGTCAATGTAACGGGTTCAAAAGTTCTATCACCAGCAAGTTGTAGTTGTCTGCCTCTGAATAATACAGGTACAGGAGCTACTACTGATGAAGGAAATTGCGCGCCTTTAATCATGAAAGAAGAAAGTTCAACATCGCCTTGAGCATAAGCAGGGAAGTTACATGTTACTTTGAACATGTTAGAACGTGCACCACCACCTACTAGCTTGGATTTAAAATCATCTACGCCTAAAATTGCCATTTTTCTTCTCCTAATTAACTACCGGCGATTTCTGAGAAATCAACTCCGGTTCGTGTTGCAATAAAGTTAAGTGTTATGAAGTTAATAGATCTTGAAGGCTTGATAAAGATATCAGCAACAAATCGATTAGCATCAATTACTTGACCAGTGTTATTTGTAGTATCACAAATGACTCTAAAGTCTGTCATACCACGTCTACCTTTAACGTCTCTCATAAATGGTTCAAGCATATTTCTAAACTGAGCTCTTGTAAATTCGTCATTGAATTCAAAGAGTTGAGCTTTAGCTGCAGTAGCAACTGCTTTTTCCAATACGATAAACAGTCTTCGTACATTAATTCTATCAAATGCACTAGGCTTGCTTAATAGTGTCTTATCACCAAATAGCATTGTACCTTGTCCAGGGAAAGAAACGAGAGGATTAACTCTTGCTTTATAGAGAGTATCTCTATCGGCTTTCTTAGGATTGTACGCTAGTTTAGTAACTCCGAAAAGTTGACCTCTATTAACACCAGCTGGAGAGAACCAAGCATCAGCAACATCGTCTGTGTTGGCGCAAAGACCAGCACAAAGACCAGAAGCTCCTAACCAACGGTATACATCATTATACTTATCGTATACGTATACAGCGCCAGAATCAGTAGCAGCGTATGAAGTTGAAGCAAGAGTATCAGCCCATTCTTTAACATCAGCAGCAGGAGTATCGGTTCCAACTGAGTCATCGATTGGAGGAGATACAAATGCCATACAGTCTTTTCTAGTATTACAGATATTAATAAGCTTATCAGCAATCTCTTTAGCGCCATTAACATCAGGATATGCAAACAATAGGTTGACATCAATCGTTTCAGCATCAGCTAATAGATCAAATCCATTACCAATTTCGCCAGTTGTTGGTGTATTATCATCAGTACCACCAGCCATTGCAGATTCAATAGCAGCAGTTCCAGTTACATAAACTGTAGCTGAAGCTTGACCAGCAAAAGATTCACCAGCATCAGTTAGTGTTGCGGGATGACCTGTCCAATAAACATACTTTGATGTTCTATTAATTACTTCTTTATAATAATTGCTCTGGCCGTCTGATTTTTTAGCATCTGAAGCTTGAGATACGAATTGGAATGCTTCCAAAACAGTACCTGCAGTACCACTCCATGTACCATCAGTATCGACAACAGCAATGTGTAATTCATCGTTTGAATGTCCTAAAAGAGCAGCTCCATCGGATGTTCCTGGAATGCTATCAAAGCTTCCAGCTTCATTAAAAGCAGCCCATGCAGTAGCATTGGCAGGACATATTGTTACTTTAAGCGAGTTACCCAGTTTACCTGGATACTTAGCAATAAAGCTACCATCATGAGTTAAAGAATCATAATGATCTTCGTTTTTTACTAGTTTAGCAGTACCGTCGGTCGCGTTCAAGTGACCCGATGCTACTCGTACTACTTTAAGAGCGTTACCATACTTTAGGAATGATGCTGCTGTTAAAAAGTACTTAAATGTATCGGAATCTGGTGTTCCAAAGATGCTAGCTAATTCTGTTTCTGAACTAACCGTGCGAACTTCTTCGACTGGACCCCAATTAAAAGACCCTGCGAATCCACCAATACTGGTTGATACTGCAGGTATTACGCCCGATGCGTCAATTTCCTTGACTTGGACGCCTGGTGATACTTGAAATGCCATTGTTGTGTCCTCTCAAATTGAGTTTATTTATAAGTTTTCATAATGCGGTTATATTCAATCAGTATTATTTATATAAATAAGTATTCTAAGGTTAGTCTATACTAAACGTCTATTAAGTGGATCTCGTTCATATTCAGCTTCAAACCAAACATTACCTTCTCCGTCTCCAACGCCTTGCACGTGATGGTCACTACCATCGCTAATAATACCAAAGGGTAACATATCATCTTGGATAGCTTTTAACTGCTCACGATATAATAAGTTTTTCATATCAATATTTGTTAATCCTTGGAATATATCTGTTGAAGTAAACCAAGCAAAAAGTACTAAGTTCATCATTAAATCATCATGATTAGGAGCTTGCGCTTCGTATGAGTTACCACGAGCAACGAATGTACACATTTCACCAATAGTCTCAGCATCAATAATATGTAATTTCTTTTGGCCAATTAAATCTTTGAGTGTTGAACATCCAATCCTTTTCACTCTTCGAGTCATAGTAGCACCAATCGAATTAGCTTTTACTTGTGATTCTACAAACATATTTTCATATTCTAAATCATAATATAATCCATTACAAACAACAGCGCCTTGATCATTTGATTCAACGATTATATATGCTTCATTATATAACATAGCATACTTATAACAGATATCTGGCAATAGCATAGGTGATATGTTATTATCTCTAAATACGCAAACCTGCTTAAATGGTTCTACTGATGTATCTATAATGTTAAATGTACTGTAATCTTGTCCACGGCCCTTAGCAACATCGACAGTCATTACATAGTGATGTTCATCTTTTGGCTTCTCATACATAAATAGATTTTCATTAAATGTCATAGGTCTTTGAGATTTTTGTGCTAAAAGATCTCCAGCATCTATTAATGTATTACCACGCCCATGGAAGTTATTGCCAAATTCTTGATCAAACTGTAATTCAGAAGTGTTAGCAATTGTTTGTGCTTTCCAAGCTTCATCTCTTCCTGGAACATCCCACCAATCTACTCTAAACGCCTTATACTCATTCGTATATGTAGTGGCACCTTCCCAGATTCTATGATAAACATTACCAATACCATTAGCTGTTGAGGTGATAATAACCTTTGTATCTTTACCAGATGAAACTACAGGATACGTTGATGTATAGAACTGTGCATCGTTTTCAACAAAAGCAAACTCGTCTAAGAACAATAAGTTAATAGATAAACCACGAATAGAACTACCAGAAGTTGCAGAAGCAATAAGTTTTGAGTTATTTGAAAATTCAATAGAACCTTTATTTAACGCTTTACATCCAGGTTGTAAAAAGAAGGGTAGGTTCTCTAACATAAGAGTAACACGAGCTAGCATTTCTCTAGCTGTAGCACCCTTGTTTGCTAATATAGCAATAGTTTTTTCGGAATGAAAACACGCATACCAAAGTAAATAACCAACAGCAGCAATAGATTTACCAGATTGTCGACATGCTAAAACAATAGAAAATCTATTATCATTAAAGTGATTAAACATATTTGCTTGATAGTCATACAGATTGAATGGTACTAAACCTTCATCTAATGATATAACCTTTAAATATGTTCTAGCAAAATACGCAGGATCCATCATACATTTTCTGTATTCTTTAATTTCTGCTTCGCTAAATTCTGCTTCTACGCCATCCCGTTTAACGTTGGGATTGCCCATATAGCCTTCATCATTCTTTGGGCGAGACATCTATAACCTTTTCCTTCGCTTCTTTATCAGCTTGAGCAAACAATCTTTGTAGATCAGTTGTACTACCAACAAACAAGTTATTATTAGTAACAGGTTTCTTGTTGGGAGTTTCTCCAGATAAATCTTGTTTATTTTTCTGAAGTGTCATAAGCTTATCAGTAACATCACCAATATCTTTTATAGCTTTAGATAATACCTCAAATGCTCTTGGATGTTCTGATTCTCTTGCAAGTTCAGCAAGAACATCTAGAGATTTTACTCCAGTATCAATAAGATCTTTGTATGTTTTTCTTGAATACTCGTAATCATCTTTGATTTCTGTTTGATCTTTAGTCAAGACCATGGGAGGGTTCTTTTCTTTTTTCTCTGGCAAGTTTTTATTCAGGCTAGCCTGCATCTTATCTAATTTATTCATAATGTACCTATGTTATACTTACGTTAACAGTATAGTTATCATCCTCATCAGCATCAGCTGGAGTTATAGTAAAGTCCATATTTTCTAATACATTTGCGCCACCAATATCTGAGTTAAAATCAAAATTAACTTCTCTGATAATACCTTGATTGGACGTAGGACCAAAAAACTTCATTTTCATTGTGAAATCTAATTGATAAGCTAAAACTCTTCTAGTTTGAAAATCACCTTCATAATCGTCGTTTATAGTAACACTAGTTAATACAATTGGAACATCTTGTTTATATTGAAATCCATCTACAGGTCGTATTGTAATAGTGTATTCTGGCTGAAAATATGGTAGAATCTGTTCTACAATTTGTAGTCCATCATCTTGATTCTTTGCTAAAATATGTAAAGTCATATTAATATTATATGCGACTTGTTGTTTTAACGTTTTCTTTTTAGTAGAATCAGTAGCATGATTCTCGCTAATAACATTTCTTTTACCAAGTTTTTGTGCTGAATCTATATCTAAGGACGTAATTTCAAAAGCCATCCTAGGTAGTTTAATAGCCATAGAAGCATCACTATTAGTATTTTGATCTAATCTAGCTAAGAACTTTTGTTTAGGTCCATATGCTAAAGGAACTTTGACTTGGTTAAGGACATTACCACTACCATCCTGTCTAATAACACTAATATCATTAAACAAAGTTCCAAAAACTGCAACAGCTTTTCGCATAGTTGCATGATAAAAATGATTACCAAACATTAGTATGTCTCCGATGGATCACCGAATGGATTATTTTCAGAAAAGTCTAAAAATCCATCAGCATTTACTTCAAATGCATTATTGCTTGCTCCACCATCACTTGGGAACGATGTATTATCAGCAACATCGTCTATTGATGTAATAAAACATGTGTTTGTAGATTTACTTCCGGTCAAACCGAGCGTAGGAGATATAATAAAGTCTTTAGCTTCAGTTGATCCAGTTACGCCAATATTAGATACGCTAATAGTTGCTAAAAGGTCCGAATTCTTAGTTAAAGTCTGTATAGTTCCATACACGCTTACAGCAGGATCAGTTGTAATTACTTGAGTTACAATTTCACCAAGCTCAAAGTGATTACCATCAGTTAAACTTACTCTAATTGGAACTTGATATGCATTCTTAATTTCTGTAACATCAATTGAATCAACACCAGTATTAAAATCTTCATCGTTGTATTCAAAGAGACTACAATTAAGTTTATAAACCGGTAATTTAGATAATTGATAAAATGGTTGCTCATGTTCAACAAACGATATTTCGAAAAACTTATTAGTCATTGGGAGATATATAAGATCTCCTTCTGTGGGCCTTTCTGATTGTACATCGTTATTCCATATACCAACTAAGTTATTCCATTGTTTACGAGCAACAATAAACGTAGCTTCATCTCTTATTTCAAGACCAAACTTTTGGTATAGATCACCAGCCCCATCGAATCCTTCAGGATTTTCGATGTAAGCTTCAATCATATATGCATCATCAAATTTAGAAGCTTTATCTTCACCTAAGATTGTATCTCTATCAACCATAGTTCTTGGAATATAATAGACGTCTTGTCCATATATTTTAAGAGATTCTATTATTAGATCTTCGTAGACTGACTGCTCTGATGCCACTGACTGCGAGAAATATACACTTCTAGGCATTTATTACCCCGTATAGAAGTCGACTGGTTGTTCCCAGTTTAATCTGACTTCTTCATTTAATTTTTCGATTTCTTCTTTGGCATCTTCTAAAATTTGACGGCCATTAAAGGTTACTCCACCTGGCATTACCATACCTTCAAATTTAGATAGGTTAACACCCCACTGTTGTTTAATTAAAGCTGTCACATATCGCTTTAAAAAGTAGTCATTATACACATCGGTGTAAGTTTCTGGATCTAATATTCTATAGCATTCAACAATAATATAATCGCCAACTATTATTTCTTTAGACCAGTCCATATCAATTCTTAATTGGTTTTTATGTCTATCCCAGCTAAGATGTTTATTATCAGAATCCATAATCATATCTAAAAGAGATAACCATTGTTGAGACATTTCGTATTCAACTAATGAACCCATATAACCAAGAGCATACATATCGTTTAGATGCATTTGATATTTAACATCAAACATATTATCAGAACTATTTCTATCTCTTAATGGAAATATTCTAACAACGTCAGTTACCAGATCAGGTATAGTTAAATAACCATTTGTGATATCATCAGCTGTTACTGGGTGCTTTAAAAATACTTTTTCAATGGAATCGGCATGATAATGTTGATAGAACTGTAAAGCTTCATCAACTCTATCTTCAACCTGATCGTCGTCAACATTAATCTCAACAACAGGCGCACCTAAAGATCTTAAGCAGTATTCTATTAATGTTTGTCTTGAATTAGGCTTTGCCATTTTTAAATTCCTTGATTAGCTAATTACACCAACTGCGATTTTGTGACTAACACCTGCACCAACTTCACCAATACGTACAGCAGTAGCATCTGCGTCATAAGCACCTTCAGCATCATAGCATACGTTAACAGAACGCTCATGAGTACAGCTGGTATCTGAACAAGTAAATCTAACTTGAATATCTTTAACATCAACAGTTGATGTTATGGTCTCGCCTTCATTATCTGGATCAGGCATTTCGCTTGCTCGTGTTCCTGTAAATTCTTCTAATAATTCATATGTTACTGACATTTTTATCTCCTGGTTTAAATTTTAAGTTTGAGTTAATAACTCTATATCTATTTATATCTATTTATTTTTCAGTTGAGCCTTTAATTCATCAACTTCGTCTTTAAGTTCTTTAATTGCTTCAATCATAAGTGCAACCATATTACCATAAGCAACTGCTTTATTACCATCTTTACCACTAACTACTTCAGGTAATATCTTTTCAACTTCCTGAGCAACTACACCAGCTTGTCTTAATACATCTGGAGCTTCAGGATCTTCTAAATCTTTTACGTAATCCGTTCTCTCATAGGTATAACCATTAATAGAGCAAACCTTTTCAAGGGCGTTCGGTATTTTTACAAGATTAGTTTTAACGGCAATGTCTGAGTAAGCTGTAACGTTTCCAGACGTCCATATGCCACTACCAATTGCTGCTGTAAGCACTCCGTTGGTTCTATGCTGAAGCTGGTGGGATAAACCTGATATAGCTTGATTTGTTCCAGTACCTACGTTTGTGTGGGTGTAAGTAAGACCATACATGTTGCCGTATGACGTACCACTTGAATTAGTGCCATAAGCCGAACCCATTGACCAAACGTGTTGATAACGAGTTGAAGAATAGAGACCAGTAACGCCTATCCCATAATCCGCTGGTACGAGAGCGTGCTGCAGCCCCATCGTTAACCTAGCTCCGATGGTATCAACGGCATCAGAGCGTAAGAATGAAGCCCCCTGAATACCATCGACAGTATCAGCATCAAGACCGGAGCCTGAGCCGTCGTTGCCGCTGTACCAATTTCCGCCACCTATCAAAGCGCCGTTGTTGTCAATGTAAGACTTATCACTGCCGTCTCTGCGGAACTGTACGATCTTATTCGAGGATGAGTCTGATACAATATACCATCTATTAGAGTGGTATTGTATTTTACCAGCTGCGCCAGGATTGCCTGTCCAAGTAGAAGTAGCAGATGAAAGTATTGACGAGTTCGTTATATTGATTCCGCCATGACCACCGTTTGCATCAATAACGCCACCTACAATAAGAGAATTGTTAACCGTGACATTAGTGCCGCTTGTGCTAGACCCGCCCCCTCCGATAGTCATCAGCAGAGCTTCCCCACCATTACCATTTCCAGTGTTATTTGTATCGGTAGTGGGTGAGTTGTTATAGAACCTAACCCCAGAATAACCACCGCCAATGCGTACTCCAGTGTGATATCCGATAATTAAATCCGAATAGTTAGTGCCAGACCAACCACCGTTTGCAATATCAACGCCCATTGAGTAGTGGTTTGCACCAAAGGTAGTGCCACTATTACCACCAGATCCAAACTGTATCTTCTGGTCATCTAAATTAAACATACCCGTCATTCTTCCGCCAGCTAAGGGTAGGTAATTGCCTAACGAGGAATTAGTAGCATAGTAAGAACCATGCTGTCCATCAAGCAGATCAGCATCTAAGCCAGAGCCTGAGCCATCGTTGCCTGAGTCCCATATCTCTTTCCAAGAAGACCAAGTGCCTGCGTTTACGCTTCTATGGTAAAGGCTCTTGTATGAAGGGTGGTAGGAGCCCATGAACTGGAAGCCCCATTGATTACCCATATTGTCATGTCGAACTTGGAATCCGTGATGATGCGTGAAGCCGTCTGGGTTTCCATTTGTTCCACTAGCATTATCGATAAATCCAGTATTTACCGTCGTAAACATGGTGTTCCAGTCACCATCCCACCGATATACCTTTGAGGTGTTTGTGCCAAATATAACACGGTTGGAGTCAATACCATCTAACAGATTAGAGTCTGCAGCCTTGCCAGCAATAGGTAGGTAATTGCTGTGACTATGGCTATCATTACCAACGGTAGTGGTCATAGTTGCGTTGCCGCTTCCATCCCAGTTTACACTACCAGTTACATCACCGGTTAAAAAGAGAGTACGAAGCGTAGTCCATTTATCAGCATTGGGGTGGTAGTTGTCCATAAAGATACGCTGCCATGCGTACCAAGTATCACTACTGTCATTCATACCTCTAATGAATGTGCCGGCACCTGTTCGTTCATGTGCTAACTGCATGCCCATGCCACCACTCGCAGCCGTATTATTGGCAGAAATCATTGCTCCATACTGAAAAGGAGCATTAGTATGCCCAGTTGCAGTGGCATTATACAGACTATAGAAACCAGAAGTTTTCAGCGCATCAAAGTTTTGAGCACCATTTAGAAATATTGAGTTGCCCTCAAAGCCAGCATTAAAAGTTATTTTACCCGTAGCTGTATCAGCAGTATCACTTCTTAGGTATTTAGAATAAGTTGGCGGTGGGTTAGCTGAACTGTAGTAATAAGAACCCTGTTGTCCATCCAACAAATCAGCATCTAAACCTGAGCCTGAGCCGTCTGTAGCTGAAGTCCAAATCTCGTCCCAGCCTTGATAACCCCCTGTTTGTACGTGTTGGAAATATAGCCTTTTATTCCAAAAACTATTTGCTAACTGGAAAGAATATTCGCCGCCGTTACCCCAGCTATTCCCCCTAGCCGTTATCCAGTTGTACCATTCGGCTGTAGGAGCACCCGTGGCAGCGGAGTAAAAGAAAAATCCAGAAGGTTGCGCTTGGAACGAGCTAGACGAAGTAGATTTCCCTACATTACCACTTCCGTAAATAAAACGGCTAGAATCAATACCGTCTAACAACTCAGAGTCAGCTGCCTTACCACTTACAGGTAAATAAACGCCACTATGGTTGTGACTAGCAGGTGCATAGTAAGAACCATGCTGTCCATCTAATAGATCAGCATCTAATCCTGAACCAGAACCATCGTTACTTGCCCCCCATAAGTTTCCTTGGGATTTTGTAGTAAGTACTCCAGTTGTAGCTAACCACATCAAGGAACCAGTACTGATATAACCAGTATTACCACCCATACCATAATGTGGATTGGCGTTGTTATCGGCATACCCCCAACTTAAAGCACCTGAATTATATGCAGCAGTACCCATTGCCCATCTGCGGTACCCTGATGTACCCAAACGAGATACAAAACTAAAGACTGGGCCGTGGGCAGTATTCGTGGAGGCATTACCGCTTCCATCTACGCGGGCATCTATCGTCATGTGTGGATACATGCCACCATTTAGTGTGATGTTTGGTCTATTCGAGTCAGTGGTATCTAAGTTAGAAGTGCTTCCAACTATGAACTTCGGTGAACCGTAGTCTACATTTACCTGACCTGTGAACGTTTTAGTCCCAGACATCGACTGATTACCTGTAGTTCTAATTACACTAGAATCAACAGCAATGTCGTTAGCGTTAGCAGTGATGCCTGAGCCACCAATAACATTTAGGGTTACAGCGCCAGAAGTACCACCGCCAGTAAGACCAGTGCCTGCAGTTACGCTAGTAATATCGCCACTGGCCGGAGGTGGGTTACCCGCACTATAGTAATAAGAACCATGCTGACCGTCAAGTAGATCAGCATCTAAGCCAGAGCCAGAGCCGTCGTTCGTACTTCTCCACAAAGTACCGACAGTTCCACCATCATTCATGAACCCGCCGGCATATAAATATTTACCACCCGCGTTTGATACTCCACCACCTATGTATGAACCGTAGCTGCTGTTATAGCCTATGAAATCAGAAAATCCTGTTCGTGATGCCAGTGTTCCAGAGGCCGCTGAGGCAAAATTTGGTACTGACGTAAATGAATCAACAGCATCACTACGCATAAAACTACTAGCTTGCAACCCATCCAAAAGATCAGCATCAAGACCAGAGCCTGATCCGTCGTTGCCAGCGTGCCAGACAGTGTTACCCAATACCTTTACGCCATTACCACCACTAGCATCTACTGTGAAGCGTTCAGTCCAATC